TTACTCATCCGCTTTCACCATTCCTGAATATAATTCATTCAGCTTCATTATAGCCTTTTCACAACCTTCTATCGTACAAGTATCTGGATGAATTATTTTAGCAATTCTATGGTGCCATTCTTTTGCCTTTTCTTCGTCAAGATATAATTCTTCCTCAATCCCTAATAATTCCATTCTTATTTTTTTATCTGTAAAAAGCAGTGCAAAAATCAATTTATGTGCCTCTGACACAAAATATGAATCCAAATCGTATTTTTCTTTATTCTTCTCCATTACTCATCCTCCTCTTTAATATTTATATTTCCATATCCTCCACACTGTATAATTACATCATTTAGTAGTTCCATACACATTTCTCTCGTATTTTATAAATCAATTTCATATCGTTCAAATAATTTGTCAAAAAACTCACATAACATTTGTTTTGCATAGTTTGTATCCAAAAACTCATATCCACCATACTTATTGCGGGCATATTCTAAGTCGTAAACCTTATACTCATAAGCAAATTGATTTGCAATTTCGTTTCTTAATTCATCAACTTTCCTCATTGTTGCCTCCCAATTTAATAATGTTATTTTATCATATTCCGCCACCCTTTACTATCCGGAGAAGCGCAAGAAAAAAGCCGATCAGGACTCTCACATCCCAATCGGCCTTTTTCTTACGCTTCTTCGCTTCTACACTCAATCTCCATTCCATCCAGAAATATCTCCCTTAATACTCCATCCTCAAACACCTTGATATGGTCCAGCGTTTTCAACATAAAATCCGTGTCCATCTCTTTCAGTGGCTTCGCATCTTTTGTATACTCCACAAATTTCTCCGCCCGGTATCCGACCAAAAGATCCTCTCCCTGCATTTGCTGTTTCCACTGTTCCAGGAAACTCTCACGATTTTCCACTAGTGCATTCCAAGCCATAATATATGCCTTTATCAGCGTTTCTTCCTCTACATGGCAGTTATTGCATCCCTGAACTCCTTTCACCCTGTACCTTTGGCTGCATTGCCACACTTTCCTGTCATATCCGGCACTGCTGCGCCATCCCTTTCTGGAAAATTTTGTTGTAAGTTCCACAGATAATCCGGGAGACAAATGGATTTTTCTAATCTGTTTGAAGAACTAGCCTGATAAATTCTAATAATCATGCATATTGGAAGAAAAGCATAGGTACATTAACTATCTATCATTTTAATTTCCTTCATCGTCCGCACTTAACTCATTTGAGCATTCTGCATACTCTTGTGAACAATTATCCTGAAAGAATACATAAACCTCATCTAACAATGCAAGAATTTCTTCGTGACTGATTCCCGAAGAAACATCTTGGGAAATCATCATACCATTCATACGCTTAAATAAAATAACATTCTTCAACTTATGTAAATTTTTCCTGATTTGCATTTTTATTTCCGAGGTCAAATCATCTCTTTTCAATAATTCTTCTGATACAGCCGATAGCCAATAAAGGATAGCAGTACTTGCATCAGTTAGCGTTCGTGATAAATGTTCTTTTATAGCAAATGACTGTTCTTCTATCTCTCTTTCTTCTATACTTGAAACCATTTTTCTAAAATGAAAAAGTGAATCCCGAAAATTAGTATAACAGCTAATAGGAATATACAAATTTACCACTTTGGCATATTTCTCATATTGGCACAATACTAAAGCAGTTTTTACAATAAAATCCTCATAAATATACTCACAGAATTGATCTTTCTCTGCCGGATGCATACTTTGCATCTCTCTCATGATTGAACCTCACTACTAAAGACAAAATTTCTCAATAAAACCATCTTTAGCTCTCACCGTAGGTTTAGTATAAATTCTAGCTTTTTTCTTATGATTTAGATATCCTCCCCTACCCTCTAAGCTACATAATGCAATTGGTGGATATTGAACACATGCCTTATTTAATTTTTCAAAGCGCTTCATAATATCTTGCTCCATTCCTATAAATCTCCTACTCTTCCTCTTTCTTTCTAACTAATGACATAAGATATGGATATATCATTAATTGCATCTCCAGCGTCTCTACATCCTCTTTTTCAATTCTGTTATAATATTTTCTCACTTCATTATCATAATCAATTTCATTATCAATCTCTTTCAGCTCATTAATGAAACTTTTTAAAACCGCTTCTCGCTTTACTCGACATTTTGTCTTAAATCTTGCCGTTTCGATTTCTACCGCACTACTATCTCCAGCCTTCTCCATATTTTTTTTATAATCTTCGCGAAATTGATTGAACATTACAAAAACTTTTCTAAATGCTTCTTCTGCTGAATCATTTAAATAATTTTCCAAACATATGGTACTTGTAATCATATGACTAAATACTTCATTTGTTGCTAATACAATATATTCATATTCCTTCATAGCGGTTATTACAACTTATCCTGGTGTATCTCCATTTTTCTAATTTCTTAGTTTAGTATTATATCACACATCACAAACAATTTCTACAAATATATTCTATTTTTCCAAATTCCTTTTTAGGGCCTACAATGTTAATATTTTTATATGATACTTTCCTTTTACAAATTGAACATTCAACTTGTAAAGTTGGCAATTCAACATTTAATCCAATTTCACCTGGAAAAATTTCACAATCTTTACTTATTAACTTTTCTTTATTTAGTGATTTTATAATATTCACACGAAAATCACCATTAGTGCAGCAAAACTCAGAAGCTATTGCCATTTTAGGGGATATTTGTCTCAGCAATTTAACACTACCATTGTATCCTAAATGCGAATGTTTATCCTTAATTCCCTTAACATCCTTTTTATAAATATCACTAATATTAAATATTAGCAAATCTACATCAGCAAAAAAATCTGACAATTCAGGAAAATATCCCGTATCAGAAGTATACCCTAAAACGAATGTGCCTTCATCAAATTCCATTAAAATTTTTATACCATACGTTTCAGAATTATCCTTAATGTGTTCGGTTTTGATAGCTGACAATTTCAAATTTCTATTTTTCGAGAAAATTTGCTTAGGTCTGCCTAAATATTTTTTTAGTTGAATAGATTTTCCAATTTGCTTTGATAATTTACTACAGGAATCTCCATCAATAATCCAGGTTATTTCATGAGCATTTTCTCTTTGTATCTCAAATATTTCTTGCACAATTTTGTTTTTCTTCATGCTATATCTATTATAATCATATAGTAAAGAAGATATGACTGCAGCATCTGCATTATGATCCAAATGATCATGTGTGATTATCACTAAATCAACATCTGTTATAAAAATACCATGCTTATGCATTGAATTTACAAACCCTATTCCTGGGTCAATAACAATTCCCATTCCTTGGTAATTAATATATAGACCACCCCCGACACAATCTGAACTAAATGTAGCCGAATGTATAGTCGGTGTAGATGAAGAAAATCCTTTCAAACATAATAAGGTATTATTTAACTGTCTTCTCTCTTTCGAAACAGCTAATCCGCTTTGATAATAATGCATCTGTGTAGGTAATAAAAAATAGTTCTCAAGTTGCACAGGTAAAGCTCTCTCTTTATTATTTCCATTAACAACATTCTCATAAAACCTCTCTGCACATCCACTGCACACTGCACACATGCCACAATCTTTCGCCAAGTTGTTTGCCTGAATTGCCCCTTCCTTTATTCCACTAACAGATTTGGTATCGAATTCTTCCAAAGCTTTCCTAAATGTTATCAAATGTAAAGGCATTGGAATTGGCTCTGGCGTATTAGATATGTTATCTACTAATTGGTTGAAAAATTTGTCGATAATTGTTACGCTAATCTCAGCTTCTTCTGCCTTTCGTAGCATATTTTTTTTCTTATCTTGCACATTACTATCCATAGAAGAAGCCTCAAACACAGAATTTTTTAGCAATTCCCACAAAGCATCCAGAGTTGTTTCCATTAGCTCACCACCTTACTAAAATTAATACATATATAGTGTAGCACACTTTACTTTTAATTTCGACAATGATTTTCATATCCTATTGATACCTATTGATAGCGCAAGAAAAAAAGCCGATCAGGACTCTCACATCCCAATCGGCCTCTTTTCTTACGCTTCTTCACTTCTATACTCAATCTCCGATCCGTCCAGAAATGTCACCAACAGTGTCCCATCCTCAAACACCTTGATATGATCCAGCGTTTTCAGCATAAAATCCGTATCCATCTCTTTCAGTGGCTTCGCGTCTTTTGTATATTCCACAAGTTTTTTTGCCCGGTATCCTGCCAGGAGATCCTCTCCCCGCATTTGCTGTTTCCACTGTTCCAGGAAACTCTCACGATTTTCCACCAGCGCATTCCAGGCCATAAGATATGCCTTTATCAGTGTCTCTTCCTCCACATGGCGGTTATCGCATCCCTGAACACCTTTCACCCGGTACCTTTCGCTGCATTGCCACACTTTCCTGTCATATCCGGCACTGCTGCGCCATCCCTTTCTGGAAAAAACTTTATTGCAGGTTCCGCAGACAATCCGTGAAGCAAATGGATTTGTTTCCGGATTTCGGGAATAAGAATGGGTTCCATGCTCCTTTAGATATTTTTCTCTCCGTTTAAATTCCAATTGGACGCATTCCCATATACGAGGATCTATGATTGCTTCATGATCATCCTCCACATAGTACATCTGGACTTCTCCGGAATTTTTCGCCCGCTTCTTGGTCAGAAAATCCACAGTGTAACTCTTCTGCAGCAGGGCGTCTCCTTTATACTTTTCATTCTGAAGCATGCTGTTCATTGTAGTGGCATGCCACTTGGTACTTCCATCCCAATTTACCACCCCTTCCCGCTCAAAGATCCGCTTGATATAATCCGTAGTCTTTCCATCCAGGAATTCCTGGAACAGCCGGACAACGATCTTCGCCTGTCTGGAATTGACGATCAGTTTTCCTGTTTCATCGCTGTCATATCCCAGGAACCGCTTGGTACTCATCTTATGCTTTCCCGTTTCAAAGCGCCTCCGGATACCCCATGTGGAGTTTTCAGAAATCGACCGGCTTTCATCCTGTGCCAGGGAAGAAAGGATTGTCAGCAGAACCTCCCCCTTTGCATCCAGAGTATTGATATTCTCTTTTTCAAAAAGAATCCCGATACCAAGTTCTTTCAATTCCCGTACATAATTCAGGCAGTCCAATGTATTTCTGGCAAACCGGGAGATGGATTTCGTAATGATCATATCAATTTTTCCCTCCCTGCAGTCTGCGATCATGCGGTTGAATTCTTCTCTCTTTTTGGTATTGGTTGCGGAAATTCCTTCATCCGCATAGACCCCGGCAAACGTATACAGCGGATTGTCTTTGATGAATTTCGTATAATAATTCACCTGGTTCTCATAGCTTAATAACTGTTCTTCTTGGTCGGTTGACACCCGGCAGTACGCTGCCATCCGTATCCTCCGGACGTTCTGGCTGGGATTCTCCTGTGAAGTCAAATTCTGCCTTGCTGGTATAACGGTAATGCTTCTTGCCATCCTTCAAAACCTCCTCTACTACCGTTTGTCCCGTGACGTGCAGTCCTGCAAGTTCCGCATCATCAATCCGGATTCCCTTGCACGCCTGTTTCCCATGCTCAATGTAAGTGCTGCACAGCCATTGGATCTTTTTCTTGTAAACCTGCCTCCGCCGAAGTGTCTTTCCACAATATGGGCAGATCAGCATTCCACTTAGGGGATACCGGTTCTGAAACTTCCTCGTTCCGTCTTGTCCGATATTTCGGATCTTTTTCCGGTAATCCCGCATCTCCTGCGCCTGCTGCCAGACTTCCGGTGAAACAATCGGCTCATGGTTTTCGGAAATGTAATAGCTCTGTACTTCCCCTCGATTTTTCCGTGTGAAATTCCGCTTGTCTGGCGGCGTATAATATTTCTGTAAAAGGAAATCCCCTTTATACTTTTCATTGGCAATCATTCCGCCAATAGTCCCGCCTTCCCAGGTTCCCCCTGCCACTGTGGGAACTCCAAGATAATCCAGCAGGCTCGCAATTCTGGTACTTCCTACGGCCATCAGATAAAGGTCAAAAGACAGCCGGACAATCTCTGCCTCTTTGCCATTCACCACCAGATCCCCGTATTCGTTTTTGTCATAGCCGCAAAAACGGGAAGTGGTGATCATCACCTCTCCCCGCTCAAATTTCTTCTTGATGCTCCATTTATTGTTTTCACTCATGCTCCTGCTCTCTTCCTGGGCAAAAGAAGCGAGGACGGCAAGCATCATCTCACCGTCCCCTGAAAGAGTGTTGATTTTCTGTTCTTCAAAAAAAATACCGACACCCAGTTCTTTCAGTTCTCTCGCAACTTTCAGAACGGTGACGGTATTTCGTGCAAACCTTGATATGGACTTTGTTATGATCAGATCGATCTCCCCTGCTCTTGCTCTCTCCAGCATCTTCTGGAACTGCGGCCGGTTTTCACAATATCCGGAGATTCCCTGATCTGCATAGACACCAGCAAACGCATATTCCGGATTCGACCGGATCAGTCTTTCGTAAGTTGCTGTCTGGTTTTCCAGAGATTCCTCCTGCCTTCTGCTGTCAGTGGAAACCCTGGCATAAGCGCAAACTCTTTTTTTCTTTTCTGCTGTAGGAACCGCAGTGATAATCCTTATCCGCATGTTTCTTCACTTCCTTCAAAATAAGCCTCAATAAATTTCTGAATCCTTTGAAAAATACGCCCTGCATCTTCCACTTCATCCAGACAGAGGACTTCCACCTGCGCCTTTTCACAGATTTCCATAAACTCCATAAACTGTCCCCAATCCCTGGCAATCATCGCTGCCCGGGCAGAAACCACTACATCAATCTGATCTTGTGAAATATCCTGTTTCAGACGGTTGAACTCCTTCCTGTCCGGATCAGCGCCAGAGGCTTCTTCAAAATAGATTTTCAGTTCCCATTCCTGTTTTCCATAGGCTCTTTCCAACCGTTTTTTCACATCATCCAAAAACTGGGTATAATCATGATCCCTATGATTCATACGGCAGTAAAAAGCCACCCGGTTCACTCTTCCTGCTATTACCATTCTTACAAGTTCTCCTTTCTTTTTTGGTAGTCTATCTATCACTCTGAAGCCCCTGAAAGTCAAGCAGTTTCACCATTTCCACCGGTTTTTGCTTCCACTCCCGCCAAACTTATCCTCTGCAAAAATTTTGCCGGACAGGGGATTGTTTCTCTCCTGCCCGGCACTTTTCACTTTCTTTTACACTCGTTTAGCATAATCCAGACTGATCCATCCGGCTCCGCTCTTCAGTTTACCCCATCCTGCATTGGAACCCTGTCCCGATCTGGTCTCCACAATCGTGAAGGTTCCTTTTCCTGTGTACTTTCCAGTAGTTCCGTAGTTGGTCCCCGGACCTTTCCGGATGTTCAGGTCTGTGGCGGATACCTGTACCAGAAAAGAGCCGCTGGAAGAACTGCCTCCGGAACCGGAGGACTGCACCGTACAGTAGGACGGGTTCTCCAGATAAATCCAGCCTGCTCCGCTCTTCAAACGTCCCCAGCCATTTTTTACTTCCACAATGGTAAAGACCCCTTTTCCCGTCTGGCCCTTTACACTTCCACTCATGGACGGGGCAGACCGATAGTTCAGATCCGGAATGAGTACCTTTACCGTAAAGGGAACCGCTGGGAACCCAGAAATCCCAGAACCACCGCTGCCAGAAGAAGAACCGCCTCCGGCCGTGCTTCCACCCATGGCAGCCTTCACTGCCTTACGGAATCCATCCATGGTATATCCCATACCAAGGCCGTTCCAGAGATGCTCCGGATCGCCATGGTTGGAGGCAATCCCACGGCTGTAGCCCTCCCGGTGGCTGACGATCACACCGTCTGCGGTCGGATTCAGATTGTACTGCTTGCACAGCATGGCGAACAGTTCCACTGCCGCATCATAAGTGCGCTTCGCCACAGCCTTTGCCGTGGACAGATCGGAACAGGTAAAGTTTGAGCCTGACGTGTACCGGATACACGCAGGCTCACACATCTCCACTCCGATATGGGTATTGTTTCCGCTGCCTTTGCTGCCGGAACCGCAGTGCCAGCCTCGGTGGTTCCAGGGGAGGGTCTGATACACTGTGCCGTCATTGCCGTCAATAAAACCATGCACACAGGCATTGTCATAGGACGGGCTGTTCCAGCTATTGATAAACACAGACGCCTTCGGCTGGGGACATCCCACCGAATGGAGCATCAGCCCCTTGACTGTGATCTTTCTTCCTGCCGTATAGCAGGGATTTTTCGTCAAAATACTCTGTACTAACTTCATCTCATTTCTCCTCTGTTTCTGTTTTTTCTGCCCGGTCATGAAGCTGTTCCAGGACAGCCTTGATCTTTTCCGGCACCGGAAGCCCCAGATGTGCCGCATTCTCCAAAAGGCTCACGCCCTCATTGGAAATGTAGAAAAAGATCACCGCCGTCCGCAGCACCGATCCAGTGCCGATAACATGGACATCCAGGATGTTAGCGATCCCTACCAAAAGGAAGATCAGCACTTTCCTGCAGATGCCCCTAAAGCCTACGTTGCTGGACAGCGTCTTATCTTCTCAGGTACACACTATCACAGAGTGATTGGAGCCTAAAGCCTACGTTGCTGGACAGCGTCTTATCAGAAATGGCGCACATCACACCGGTCAGATAATCCACCGCTACAAAAAGCACCAGGGCGATCAGCAGCCCGTCATTGCCGCCAAGGAAATACCCCAGCCATCCGCCCACAGCGGCAAATACCATCTGGACCATGTTCCAAAATTCTTTCATTACAAATACCTCGCTTTCGTTCCATAAGAAAAGACGCCCATCTCTGAGCGCCTGCCTTCAGGTTGCTATGTGAAGTGTCTAAGCTGCACAATCTCCATTGCGGAGATTTGTGCGGTTTATGGCACAGAATCAGGTTGCTATTCCTGCCAGATAGAGTGATAAATACAATCACCAAAAGCCCTTGGCAGGAAGGAGGAAAAAATGTTTACGCCAAAGGAATTGAACGCCATTGACCCCGTCTATTTTTCCATCATCGCATTACATGGAAGCGCCGTGACGCTCCAGTCAAACAACACCGGCCACTGCTGGCATATCCTTCTGGAGGAATACCCACGTTTCAGAAGCTGCCGGATCTATCACACCCATCACAGAGGAACCCCTTACCATGAACACGGGCATGGAGCTACGCTTCCCTGCTGTCTCCGGCAGATCCGGTCCCATGACACCTATTGGCTTGGCAGGGAAGGGTCTTATCGGAAGCGACCCAGGAAAAACCACAAAACAGACGAACAGGAGGTACGCTCATGAACAAGAAACATATCAAAGTCGCATACACTAGCCGCCTTTCCGGCGGTTCCTACACCCAGGTCCCGAAAATTCAGATGGAGGGGCGCTGGCTGGAAGAACTCGGCTTTTCCATCGGAAGTACCATTGTGGTCGAATATGGGGAAGGTTCCCTGTGTATCCGCCCAATGACCGAAATGGAACTGGCTGAAAAACAGCGCAGAGAGACCCAGAAGGAATTGGACAGCAAAGCCGCTGAAATCCGAAGGCTCCAATTCCGGCTGGAAAAAGAAAGCCAGGAACTCCCACGTGTAGCAGAGCCACAGCAGGAATACATCCTCATCTCCGGCAACTCTCCAAAGCGCCACCGCTGATCCCCTCACTCCTCCGTCAGCGTATAGGTGATCTTCATAGTCTTATCCACTGTTTTTACCACCGCTGACGTAAGGTTATTGATGGACGCCAGGTACGGCGTCAGCAGATAGGCCGTCCGGTATTCATTCCCATAGCTGCCGCCCCATCCAAACAGGAAATTCTTGTATTGGAACAGGGGCGTTGCGGCATTATTGAGCCGCACGCTTCCCTGGGTCTGGATCACGGTGTCCTCCACCGTGATCTGGAAATCCCCGCCGATGATCAGATCCCCGACCAGTGTCAAATACAGTTCACAGGATCCGGTCTCACATAGGGGCTTCCACTGGGAGGTAAAACCGAAATTGATCAGCGTTACATCTGTGGAATTAGAAAGGCTGATCTTGTAAATCCCCGTCTTGTCATAGGCTGGCACATACAGATACCCGCCCCGGACGCAGCATTTCACCACACGCTCTGCGAAGGTGCCGTTCTCCCGGTTTCCCACATCCATCAGCTTGGCATTGGACAGCGTCCACTGCCCCTCTGTAAAGGAATAATCCGTTTTGGAAATTTTGATCCAGACCATCACAGCATCCCCGGAGGAATTTCCTTCATTAGAAAACCCGTACCAGTAGCCGTCCTTCCCATCCATAAATTCCCCATACTTCGTGTAGCTCCCCAAAAACTCAAAAGTCTCCGGCGTCAGCACCTCATCATCCAGGACGGTATAAGTGGAATCATCCAGCTTCTCATTCAGCCCGATGGAAAATACCGGGATCCGCAGCTTCCGGATCCGGACGCCCGCATTTTCAAAGGTGATGGAATACAGCAGGCTGTTCTCGAAATCCATCTCCACTGCCTCAAACAGCACCATCTTGTTGGCATCCGGGATGGCTCCAATATCCGCCGCCTTTAATTGGAGAAAAGCGCTGGCATCCCCTACCAGACTGCCAAACCCGTTCTGCCCGCCCAGGGCGCTGGTCAGCGCCACCGCTGCGATCGTCCCGTTGCCCTGGTTAGGCGTAAACTCCCACACAAACTTATAACCGTTGGAAAGAGCCATACTCTCCGTCAGGTTCAGGCTTCCCCTGGCCAGGTTCGCCGTAGAATTGACATTGTTGGAAGCGTAGGCCACCGGAAGGTTGTCGGAACTTTCATATAGCAGTTCCTCATCCTCCGCCAGCGCTTCGGAAAAAAGCAGGATGCCGCCGATCATGTTGGGGCAGATAGGGAGAAGGTTCCCATTCCAAAGAACCGCTTCGTCATACTCCCCGGTTGCCGCGTAAAAGATACCCATAGGGTTTAACCCCAGAATGTTATTGACGGACTCTGTGATCATGTTTTCCTCCGTAACCGTTTCCACCGCCCCGGTATTCGCGTCTGTCAGTTCGATTGTCATCACGCCTTTTAAAGTCATGTCTATTTTCCTCCCATCATTCTGAGTCACTGGATACCGGCAGCGTCACCGGCCGGCAGAACGCCCCGATCTTCGGCTTCACGCTCAGGATATCCGAATAGCTTTTCTGCACCAGTTCCATCGTTTCCACTGTCATCACATCTGTAAAGCCCTTACCCTGCAGGCCGCCGCCTACAGAAAACAGCCCCACTATTTCCTCAATATCGATCCTGCCGTCCCATGCTGCCGCAGCCGCCATGGCCTGGCCGCTGATGGACGCAATGCAGTCCCCGATCCCCACACTGCCGGAGCCGTCCTCCATACGCAGGTACACATTGAAAGTGTTTGTAATATTCGGCACAATATTTTCAATCGGATAATACAAAGACAGGATGTGCTTCCCGCTGTGCCAGGTCTCCACCGGATGATGGAGCAGAATCTCCGCATTGTTCAGTTCAAAAGTCACATAGCAGACTGCCTTCCCGTCCTCCATCCAGGTGACCGGCAGGCTCACATCTACAGAAATATCTGCAGTTTCTTCCCCGGAGACACCATCCTCAGAACCATCTTCTGTATCCGCTGCTCCACCAGACGTCCCCCCACTGTTTCCTGTATTCCCAGAAGGAAATGGAGTCACAATCGTGCCGCTGGCATTGGCTGACCTTGCAGCCGGATCAGCCGCCACATCCACCACCACCTGTCCGAAGAACTGGGCGTGATTCTCTTCTTTGGAAGCGAACTCAATACTGATGATCCGCACATCCGTCTCACCGAAGGTATATTCAGAGGCATTGGTAAAGGTGTGGATGCCGATCTTTCCCGCCTCGATCTGGTTTAAGAGGCCAGAAATGTTCTTATCATTCTTGGACTTTGCCTGGGAAAGTCTTGGATTCTTTCCCACACATTTCAGACTCTGCCGCCCGCCGATTTTAGTCGTGAAAGACGTCACACAGGTGATCTGCTGGGCATCCGCCTGCCCGCCGGAAAAGGTCAGCACATCCCCCAGATCCAATGCCGGATTTCCGATGGTATCGGAATCAAAGGGCACATAGTTCACTTTGGAAAGGGCAGCAAGGATGTTCCCGCACAGTTCTGCCCTAGTCTCTTCCAGTCCGAACTGCAATAATGGATTGACTCCCAGGTTCATAGTCAGCCCATCGTCTGTTTCCAAAGCGTAATACTCGGAAGTCTGCGTCCGCAGGTTGGTGGAACTGACCGCAGTGTACCGGGTCACAAAATCGGAGAAGCTGCTGGAAAACCGGTGCTTCTGCAGGATCTCCATCACCGGCGTCTCCCCGTACTGACGGAATTCCAGCTTTCCGGCCCGGTTAATGCAGAAGAACCCGCCCAGCACCTGTGCTGTAAAATACAGCACATCCCGGTACGTCTCAATGTCATTCTCCGGATAAATAGAGAGCAGTTCTGATCCATTCGGGAGCGCCTCAATCTCCGCCTGGGTCTGCGCCAGTTCCACCCCGCAGGCCATACTGCACAGCGCCATCATCCCGTAAGCAGTGCCAATGGTTTCAAAACCATTGAAAGTCCGGTCAAAGCGGAGCATCCGGTCATAAGCCTTCAATTCCAGCACATGCGCCGTCCGGTTGGCTTCACTCACTTCAAAGATCCCCATAGGGACAGTCTCATAAGCGCCGCTGGCAAGCCGGAGATGATAGGATAATTCCACCTCCGCATCCTCCAGCGTATATCGGTCAATATCCAGAAACAGGCTGATCCCCATCTCCGCCGCATACACCGCCCCAAGCTCAATCTCCGAATTACCGCAGCACTGGGACGTGATATAGCCGCTGCCTTTCACAATATCTTCCTGGTCAAAGGGATACACCACACCGCCTGCCGTGGTGATCTTTCCCGTCCAGTAATATTTCCGGGTGTTCCCCTGCACCGCCTGCAGGAACGCCTCGCTCACCGGGTACATCGGACACCCCTCCTTCCGTTTCCAGGCATCAAAAAAGCACCAATCATTTCTGACTGATGCTCTTGGCAATATAAAATATCAGAATTATATAACTCAACAACTTTTAATCTATCGTACTCCTGTTAAAATAAAATTCATTAACCGCTCTACATCATCAAAATCATCATAATCCCCGTGTATGCCCTCTCGATGATACACAATTCCATTTTTCTCATTTCTCTCTAAACAATCCAGGAGCTTTTCTTCTCCATATTTTTTAGCAAATAAGGTAAATGTGTATGGTTTAATTTTACTCAATACTCCTTTCCTGCAATTTTCTTCACACTCATAACAATGTGTCAGTTCTTTTGCAATCGAACATTTTTTATTCTCACAAGAATCATTATCTGGACACCCATTTGAACCGCATCCATTGCAATCGGCATTTTCTGTACATAAACAGCACGCAAGACCACATCTGGCAATTCCTAATTTCCGTTTCATAAAACCTCCTCATCTTTTAATTCGTTTATTCATATATTTATCCTCTCAAATTCTTCAAAACAGCAGAATCATTTGAAATAATAGCCCCGACAGTCTGACAAGTTTCCAACTCAGAACAGTTGCCGCAAGTAGAAACGCCTTTTCTTAAAGCGCATTTACGGATTTCACACATATGTTCACAAAATACTGTTTTTACTCCGTCCACACGACATCCCTCACAATTAATATGTTCCGGCAAAATTGGAGCATTATTTAACTCTGCCCACTGCTTCGCTGTTTTCTCCCGCAAAGACTGATCGTCATTGACGGTGGCCATGTATGCATCGCATTTTTCGCAGTCCAATCCGCAGTATCCAATCATATCTTTCATAGGTTATTTCCCTCCAATGCCTTTCTTATGTCTGCAACGAACTGTGCCTGCTGCTTTTTCAGATATGACTTCACAAAAGGTTTCAGCAGCCATGTTTTCGCTTCCACGCACTCCATAAAATCTATCTCTGTTTCATTTCCTTTATCCGTAAAAACGCCGATCCAATGACCTGTCATATTGCTGTTTTCCATATCAAATTCCCAGCGTCTGTATGGTTCAACAAGCGTCACGGTGAATGTCGTAGGGTAGCCATCTTTGGTATATTCGATGAATTGCTTGTCGCTGATAACTTCTGTCTTACTCAGGTCGCTTCTCCAAGCTCCATAATTTTCAACATTCAAAACCAGCTCCCACACTTTACTAAGCTCTCCAGAAATCAGCGCTTTTATATTTGAAGTTGCCATTTTCGCACCCTCCTCAAATCAGTCATATTTCTCAATATGCACGGTGGCAATCGCCGACTGATTCGGCTCCCCGGTGACAAGATCCTGCGGTGCAGGCACAAGCAGCATAAATCCATCTTTACCATATCTCTGTTCATATCCTTGTGCATAGGATTCTTCTACAGATATATGCTGTACCTGCCCGATTACCATAGCCGTAATACCCGCACCGCTTAAATCCTGCATTTCTTTCAAAGTACATTCCATAGTGAGAAACGCTTCGTTAATCGCAGGTGCGTGAATAGTTTTTGCATTTGCAACCGTAAAGCCGCCTGTCGCAAATTCATCGTCATTCATTCCATTTTGGTGAATAGTCTTTACTAGCTTATCGTAGCAATTTATCGGAAGGAAATTGATGCAAAAACATTTTTCCCTTTGGATATTGGCATAGGTGTGGGTATGCTGATATAAGTTTCCCATCACAGCGAAAAAAGCAGTCTTATCTCCGTGAAAGCAGCTCCACGAATGAAAGCAAACATTCGGTTTCCCGTTCTCTTTCCAAGTCGTGACAGCAAACAGAACGTTCGGTATTCCTGCCGTTACCTCAAAATGAGAAAACAAATCAAATTCCTCCGGATATGCCGGTTTAAAATGCTGCGGAAAATCCTTTCTAATCTCGATCTTCATACTTCACCTCCCAATTCATCAGGATCATGGGTTACTATTGGTTGGTAATATAAAATAGGATTTGTCATTTTGTTCAATTTCTCAATAAATGGGGAGCTGCTTATCCTATAAAAACATTATAAATCACAACAACATAGACAAAAACTGCGGTTAAACAGGTAAGAACAAAACCACTTTTCTCTCTGCTATTTTTATATTCTACACTTCTTAACAGCAAAAGAGTAGCAAGTGATGTAAGCATAATAGGATTTGCTATATCAAATGGAAGAACTTTTATTAATCCTAATACAGCAAAAAGTATTGTTATTATAGATAACAGAATTTTTGCGATTTTCATAACCTCACCTCTGTAACCTCAATCTTTTTCTCAAATATACCACAATTCCCACCAAAATAGAATACACTTTCAGAACTCCCTCAGCGTAAAACTCACTGTCCACAGACCTTTCCGGGAAGTATCCTTCACAAGGGAAGCCTTATACCCTTCCACATACATCTCCGCCGTCTTCACAGCCAGTGTCTCCGTATCAAAATATCCCACCGTGATCTTTTCCTTCTGTTTAAACTCCGTTAGGATCTTCAGCCACTTTGCCGAAACAGAAAATGTCACCGGGATGCTCACCACGCCTGCGCGCACAACATCCCGTTGCACCGTACCGGCCTCCGTCTCCCCGCCGGAGTCCGCCTCTACATCATCCATCTGTACTTCATAGGAATCCGGCAAAGGGAGGGCCGTCCCGTCAAAGGTCAGATACTGTATAAATGCCATGGCTTACCTCCCTCCTGACCGCAGGTTCTGTCTTGCCTGCGCCGTCACTACCAGTTCATCCAGAAGCGTCCCACCCACATATACCGGGATCACGATATTCCCCTGCGGGCCGGAGAATCCCACCAGGGCTTCTGACACCGCAGAAGAAATCCCGGAGATCAGGTCGGACATATTCCCACCGGATAAAGTATCATCGGTATAGCCATACTCCATCCCGTTTCCTTTCGGTGAAAGTACCATATCCGAAGCCACATCCCGGACAGCTTTCTCCACCAGGTTCCGGTTCTTCTCAATGCCGCTCGCCAACCCTTTCATGAAGTCCGGCATCCAAGTCTCATAATCCGCCAGCGGCCCCTCATCCGGAGCCGAGAAGTGCAGGAAAGAACGGATCCGGTCAGCCAGACCGGAAACTGTGTTGATCACACTCTGGATCATGCTGGAAATTCCGTTAATCAGCCCCTGGATAAAGTCCTTCCCCCATTGGAACGCCTGCCCCGGCAGCCCGGTAATAAACCGGATGGCGGAAGAAAATCCATTAGAAACCACGGAATACAGCCCGGAAAGGGCAGAGCTGATCCCGGAGACCATCCGCTGGAAGGCGGTCACCGCTGCTTCACGCAACGTGGATGCGATATTCACCACCGTGATCTTGATGCCATTCCAGACAGAAGACGCCGTCTGCTTCATAGCGGACCAGATCTGAGCGGCGAACTGGGACAGAGCCGAAAGCACCGTCTCCACGCCCTGCTTCAGTCCCGAAGCCGCAGAAGTCACCACCTGCCGGATTCCTAACCAGATCTGGGTGGCGGCATTTCTGATATTGTTCCAGATATTTGCCGCATCAGAAGCAAGCTGGGAGAAATTTCCCGTCACCAAGTCGATCAGCAGAAGCACCGGGGCAAGGATCACATTTTTCAGTAGCTCCCAGGCACCGGCGGCAATGTCGCAGATACCCGACCAGATCCCCTGCAGAGTATTTTTCGCATTCTCCCACAAAGAAGTAATCGTTGTCACCACCAGCTGGACAATGGGATTCTGCAGGATTGCGTTCCAGGTATTCGTGAAAAACGCGGATACCTGTGACCACAGGCCGCTCCACCAGTCCGGGATGGCAGAAAAAAAGCTGATGAAGGTCTGGAACGCTGCCGGGATGGTCTCCGTAAAAAAGACCACCAGCCCGTCCCATAATTCCATCAGTTTTTGGGATACTGTTTGCCACAGGTTCCCGAACCATTCCGTAATCGCTCCCCAGTTTTTGACGATAGCGATGATCCCGGCAATGGCCGCCGCCACTCCGGCAATAATGCCGATCACGGGAAGCAGGGAGATGTTCAGCGCCCCGAAGGACACCGCCAAAGCCGCGATTACTGGCGTCAATGCAGTAAACGCCACCAGCAAAGCCCCAAGGATTACCACAAAATTCTGCACAGGCTCCGGCAACATGCCGAATACCTCGCTCACTGCCGTAATAATGGCCACCAATGGCGGCAGCACCACGTTGGCCAGCTCCACAATCTTTTCTCCCAGAGGCACCAGCGCCTGCTGCAGCTTTCTTGTATTAGCTTCCATCTCCTGCATGGGCGTCTGTGTCTGGCTGAACAGATTTTCTGCGGATCCGGCTACGTTATCATAAGTCTCTCCCACAGAGGTCAGGGAAGTAATAAATTTCAGGTTTCCATCCTCCGCCATAGTTCCAAATGCCTTGGCCGCCATGTTCAGGGCTTCCTGCTGGCTGGTGCAGTTTCCGATATCTGCCACAATGGAATCGATTACCTGCTTCTGGGTGGCCTCCCCGTTCTGCCATGCAAGGAATAAAGATTGGGTCTTCTGGGAATACAGGTCAATGGAATCCCCGATGGTTCCATCCGCCAGACGGGTGGTCACCTCATTGATCGCGTCATTAACCTTGTCCAGGTTGTAAGCACCGCCCTGCAGGCCATTCTGCAGAAGCTGGAAATACTCGGAAGCCGAATACCCTGCCTGCTCAAATTTCCCGGCATATTCAGACAAGTTATCCCCCAGTTCATTGGTCTTATCCAGGCCGTTCTGGGTACCCCGGACAATATAATCCATGGCCTCCTGGGCGGTCAGGCCATACTGCTTCATCAGGGAATTGACACCCCGGAGGGTCTCATTCATGTCAATGCCATACAGTTCTTCCAGAGTCAGCGCCTGTTTCGTCAGGTTGGTCAGGTCGGTAGCTCCCAGATCCCCCAGGTTCTTCTTGACCATGATGACCGCTTCCGCCACCGCATTCATGCTCTGACCCACGCCGGAGCCGTACACGTTTTTCACAATTTCAGCGCTGGCTTCCGCCGCCTCCCCGGTCTCACCAAAGTAAGCGTTCACCTTAGAGACAGCAGTCTCTGTCTCCGCATAAGCGGATACCGCCTTATCGCCCACATCCTGGATCTTATCCCCGACCACAGACAGCTGATCAGCGGCTTCCATCAGGGCCGTGCCCTTGGTGGCCTGGGCAATCTCCCCGATGTCATCCGCAGCGCCCTGGGCTGCGTCCCCCACATCATTCAGATCGTTGATCAGATTTCGTACCGCCTGCCCGTCATCTACCGTATCCAGGGCATCTGTCAGCTGCTTAATGTCTGCCTTCCCGCCGGTAACTGCTTTCCCAATCTTCTCCACAGCTGTTTTCAGCTGATCGGAAGAAGCTGTCCCGTTCCGGATTGCTGTCACCAGGCGGCTCCCCAGCACATCCGCATAATCATCCACACTGGAACCAGTAGCGACAAACAGCTTATTCAGCCGTTCCGTATTGGAGGAAAGCCGTTCCTGCTCCGACTGCAAGCCGGAAAGATCCGCCTTATACCGATTCAGCGTTCCACGGGTTTCCTCAACCTCCCGCTGGAAAGCCATGTACTGGTCTTTTCCCAGGTCGCCCCTCTCAAAGGCTTTCACCACATCCTCCTGGGCCTGTTCCAGGGCTTCCAGCTTCTTTTCCGTATCTCCAATCGCGGACTGCAGAAGTTCCTGCTTCTGTGCCAAAAGGATGGTATTGGATGGATCCAGTTTCAGAAGGTTATTCACATCCCGAAGCTGGCTCTGGGTCTTCTTTATGGAATTGTTCACCGCACTCAGCGATTTTTCCAGTCCGCTGGTATCGCCGCCGATCTCCACTGTAATGCCTTTGATCCGGCTCGCCATGTGTCACCACCTCCTGAAAATGAATATAGAAAATACCCGGATTACTCCGGGCGGAATCTTTACATATTTTCTTTTCTCTTCGAATACAATAATCAAAGGACAAAGCCGCCGGATTTGCTAAAAGCCATTGACTTTTGAGTGGATCCGTGCTAGACTCTGTCTTAGTGATCAGGTTTCAGATACTCGTGAGGACTGAGACCGGGGGAGGACCTGCGGGCCCTCCTTTTTTTATTCTGATAACAGGAAGAGGGGAAAGTTTTGTCAAAACCGTTTCTTACATACGACCAGCAGCTTGATAAACTGCAGAACGAAAAAAAACTTCAAATTCATGACCGGGCAACCGCAAAAGAAATCCTAAAAAATATCGGATATTTTTCCTTGATCGGAGGATACAAAACACCGTTCATCAACCCCATGACCCGTATTTACCAGAACAATACTTCTTTTGAGGATATCTATGCCCTGTATCAGTTTGATCTTTCCCTGCGTGAACTTGTTTTCAAATATTTGTGTGAAATAGAATGTAAAATCCGGCAGCTTGTTTCCTACCGTTTTTGCAGTCTCCATGGCGAACAGCAGACCGCATACCTCACTCCTGGGAATTATAATCATACAAAAAAGAATGCTGCTGATATCACCCGCCTGATCCAGATCTTATCCTACCAGGCAAACAAAAATACGGAACATAATTATGTTGTCCACCAACGGAAGGTTTACCATAACGTTCCTCTATGGGTGCTGACCAATACCCTGACTTACGGACAGATTTCCAGGTTTTACGCCTTGCTCCCCTTCCAACTGCAAAGCGGTATCAGCAAAGATTTTCCAGGCGTAAATGAAAAGAACCTGGAACGTTACCTGAAAATCCTTACCCTGTTCCGGAACGTATGCGCACATAACGAGCGGCTTTATTCTTTCCGGACCCAGATTGATTTTCCAGATACAATGCTTCATCAGAAACTGAATATACCAAAAAAAGGGAATCAGTATCTTTCCGGAAAACGGGATCTGTTCGGTCTGGTCATCGCTTTCCGTTACCTGCTCCCCAAACAGGACTTTCTGGAATTTAAACATGCATTAATCAGTATTATCAATAAGTACATAAAAAACAGCGGGCAGATCAGCGAATCTTCCCTTTTGGATATAATGGGATTCCCTGCAAACTGGAAAGATATTACCCGCTACCGCATTTAAAACGGCCTCACGATCCAGTAAAAGCACTCAAAACCTGTCAAAATCCTCCTGCGTGGCAACCACCGCATATTTATGCTCATCGTTCCGGCTTTCTACATACATATCATTCACCATCCCGATAGTCAGAAGATCCAGATCCCTGATGGACAGTCCCAGCTGCACGCACCGCAGGAGGAACAGAGGCGTTGTCATTTCCCGGTCAGTCGGGCGAAGTTTTTTTTAGCCTGCACATCCGTCTGGGTGTTCAGCCCCCACAGTTCAATGATCTGGGGCAGTACCTGATAGATGGAAAAGGTGTTGAACCCATCCAGCCATTCCTCCGGCGTATCCGGGATGGACGGATCTGCGTGCTTTGCCATCACATAGGCAATGTTCTCAAACATTTCCAAAGAGAACAGATCCAGGTTAGAATTCTCCGGGTCGTTCTTATCGATCCCTTTTTCCAGATCCCGCAGGTCTTTATAAATATCCCGGTGGAACCGCATCCGGTAGATCCGAGGAATAGCGGCAGAGGCCTTAAAAGGAACCTCCTGCCCATCAATCGTGATATTCCGTTTCATGCTCATAAGGTCTCCCCTCCTGTCTCATCGTCTGTTCCCTGCTGATTGGATTGCTGTGTCCCGGAAGTATCCGGGTCCGTCACCTCCGGCAGATACACTGCCGTATACCATCCCGTATAAACCGTATCCGTGGTGCTGTCCCCAGTACGGGCCTTCACGTACCCATTGGCCAGAGGCGCTGCCGTGATGGCCAATGTTTCCGTCTGCACCTCAATCTCCTCCTCATTGGTTGTGGATTCAATGTTGGGTCTGGCCGCAGAGCAGTTATACAGCACATGACGGATCTTCTTCACATCTCCATCAAACTCAAAGAGCAGGGCAAAGTTCGCTGTCTCCACATTGGCACTCTCCACCAGCACGCTGTTGTCATCCAGAGATTCCTTCAGCACATCTGTCCGGAAACTCTCCGGCACCATGGCCAGTTCCAGATCCCCCTCATAACCCATATTATTGGAGATCGTATAATAGGCGTACCCATCCGCATAAAAATTGGACGGCTCGCCGTTTGGCTCCAGGGACAGGGATACTGCGCCCGGCATAGCCACAGGTGTCCCAAAGGTCACATCTCCGTTATCGTCCACCGTAATTAGTGCGTAATGCATGTTGCAGATATTAAATTTGACTTTATTTTTCTTTGTAGACATTTCCAGCCTCCTTCATCTCATTCCCGGTTTTCCCAGCACTATCTCCCTCTGTCGGCATTTCAAAAGCGTACAGAACTTCATACAGCTTCTCGCTGTCAATCCAGGTTTCCGACTTGTTATAAAAAATCCCCGCTGCGTCCAGAACATCTTCCACGTTCTGCTCCGCTTCAGGGTCTTTAAAATCCGTATACAGTTCCAGCCGGACTTCCGTAAACTTGTGATATACCTTCCCGTCTGCGGAAAAATTATCGCTCTCCGGAAGCAGATAACAGAGGAAAGGCGGATCCGGCGCTTCCCCTTCTGCAAAATGGTCATAAGCATAAGGAACTCCTATATTGTTTAAAATTGATAGCAACCTATCCATCCCTAAGACTCCTTTCAACCTCTTCTTCCAACTGCTGGATTCCCTTTTCTTCCGCCGGAGCAATATGGCTCTTTCCAGCGACCCGGCCGCCATTTCGTTTGGCATGGCCAAATTCCAGCAAATGGGCCAGGTAGTAACGATTCCGGGAATAAACCGTCATCGTAATACTGTTGGAAGTCTCTTTCGATTTCTTCACCGCCCAGCTTTTCGCATAGTCCCCGGTATCCTTCGGGGCGTTGGCACGGATCTCCTTCCTTACCGTCTCCCCGGCATCCCGGACCGCCTGTTTCACATCTTCAGCAGCCAGATCCGCGTATTCCTCCAATGTCTCCATAATGGCGTCCGCCAGATCCCCTATCTGCACGGTCTGTCCCATGTTTACCGCCTCGCTTTCTCACACCGGAACTTCAGCGCTTTCTTTCTATAGTTCATGTGATCCACGGCCACGATATTGTAAATCTCCCCGCCAAACAGGATACGGAAACCGTCCGCCGTCACCTCCGCCGCCCGTTTACAAAAACGGATGGTAAACGCAATGTCAAAATCCACAACCGTCAATCCGGCGGCGGCCTTTTCATTCCCACCCTCACCACTGACCGTGGCATGGCAGGTATAATAATCCTCCCAGACATTCCTGCGGTTTCCAATATTGTCCGCAACTACGGAGTTTTTCTGGAAGGTCACTTTTACATTCAGAGGGGAAATCTCCATCAAAACGCCTCCTTCCGGCTTCCAAAGAGCAGGGAGCGCAGCGTCAGGGTCAGGGCATGGTGGTCAGCTTCCTCCCGGTGTTCATACAGATAAGCCACCGTATACATCACCGCCGGTTTTCCATTCTCCACTTCCTGCAGACTGCTTTCTTCATCTATCCGCAGGATATCCATACACATCCGTTCCGCTGACGCCAAAAGCGTAGTGATCAGCCCATCGTCTTCATTGTCATCCACCCGGAGGTAATTTTTCATTTCTTCCAGCGTCACCAGCATCCTTCCTGCCCTCCTTCCTTACCAGCAGCATCCCCACACAAGGGGATGCCGTCCTTTTCTCACATCAATCCATCAGGAACCAGCTTTCTGCGCCAGCACCTTCACGGCCTCGGAAAGCACCAGCTTGCCGTCCACCCTCTGGGATCCAAGAAAGCCTACCTGACCGTTGGCGGCGTACAGTTCATTCAAGCGCTTAAAGGAGCGTCCCTGCCGGTCCGCAATCCAGTAATAGCTGAAATCTCCGAATGCGATCGTCTTTGCCCCCGCCGCAATCACCGGCATGTAGGCGGAGGTCTTCACCGGCCTGCCAAGGAGGGTATCCGGCGTTCCGGCCACAAGAGAAGGCTGCCACAGATACTGTCCGGTAGAATCCTTCAGTTTCCGAACAGCCTTGATCGTAGAATCGTTCAGCACCCACACTGCCTTCTTCCGGTACGGAGATTTCAGGGAATAGAACAGATCCATCAGTTCATCTGCTGTCACCGCCGTGGAAGATGCTGCGGTTACCCCGGTCTCGGCGCCACCGGTAGCCGCAAGGACACCCAAAGGCTTCCCGGAACCGTCTCCGGTAAAAAACGCTTCTTCCTCTTTCGCCCCGATCCGGCGGGCAAATTCCTTTGCGATATAAGATTCCAGGTCAAAGACGCTGTCATTGAGAAGTTCCTCGGACACCTTAATCATGGTACCCACCTTATAAGCCCCGATGGATACCTGCCCAAAGGAATCATCGCTCTCCGTATACGCCCCTTCCTCATCGATCCAGGACGCCGTTCCCTTTGTTGCCACTACCGGGATCTTCCGATCCCCGCTGGAAGTGCGGATCACTTTAGCGAGCTGGCGGAACACGTTTTCCTCTTCCAGGGCTTCCACCAGGGTACGCTCATACTCATCCGGGACCAGATAACCACCCTCGGAATCCGTCCCTTCCTCTAAAGCATTGACTACACTGGGAAGCGGCACTTTTGAACGCATGGCATTCCAGAAGTTGGCCTTATACTCCTCCGAAGCACGCCCGGTCTTTTCTTTTTCCACACCGCCTGATACGGGACGTCCCGTCAGAGGTTTATTCAGGGGCTGGGACAGTTCCCGTTCAAAGGCTTCCTGCCGCTCCAGCCTGGCGATCTCTTTTCCCAGATCTGTAATTTCCTGTTCCATACGGGTGTAGGCAGCGTCATCCTCTGCAGACAGCACACCTTTTTCATTCCTGTGGGAATCCAGAAAAGCCTTCGCTGCCTCCCATGCCTTTGCCCGCTTTTCTCTCAATTCTAAAATCGTCATCGTCATGTCCTCCTAATTTTTCAATAAATTAAGCCGCTCGTAGAGACTGTCTACGCTGCGGCCTGCAGGTTCGGTTTTCAGTTTTGTCATGCATTTCGCCGCGATCTTATCCATCAGGGAATTGACTACGGCAGCTTTGGAATACAGCATGGACATTGTGATCGGTTCCACATCCTCCATCAGTTCTGCCCTGGCAAGAATCCCATCGGCAAAACCAAGTTCCACCGCTTTCCCGGCGTCCATCCAAGTCTCTGCGTCCATCATGTGGGATAACTTTGTACGGGACAGGCCTGTCTTGATTTCATAAGCGTTGATAATGGAATCCTTCACACTTCCCAGCATCTCAATGGCTTTTTGCATCTCCCCGGAATCTCCCCATGCAAGGGTTGCCGGGTTATGGATCATCAGCATGCCTACCGGGGAGATCAGCACCTTTGTGCCTGCCATGGCAATCACCGAAGCGGCACTGGCCGCAATCCCATCGATTTTAACGGTCACATTTCCGGGATAATCCATCAGCATGTTATAGATCTGCGCTGCGGCCACACAGTCACCACCTGGACTGTTAATCCAGACCGTAATATCTCCATTTCCTGCCATTAATTCCTCTTTAAAAAGAGCCGGTGTGACTTCATCGTCATACCAGCTCTCTTCCGCAATGGTTCCGTTCAGAAACAGCGTCCGTTCCTGTGTTCCCGCCTGATTCTTCCACTTCCAAAACTTTTTCATTGGACGGATCCTCCTTTCCTGCCGGAGCCGCTGCAAACAGACCAGCGTCCTCCAACTTCGTCATATTTCCATTAATCAAATACAAATCTCCTCCTTGCTCCGCCGGAATCCGGTCCAGATTTTCCAATTCCCGGATGTCATTGGCACTCATCCATCCATTCTGTCTTGCCGTGGCATATCCGTTCATCCGGCTCTGATAATCCCCACGCAGCAGGCCGTCCACGTTGAACTTGATAAAATACTGCTTTTTCTCTTCCCTGGAAAGTAAAGACCGCACCATGGATTGTTCCCATCGGGACACCCAGGGATCCAGTGTATATTTCACAAATTCCATAGACTGCTGCTCAATATTATTAAATGAGGATTTTTCCAGATCCCCAATCATGTGGGGCGGCACCCGGAAGATCCGGGCAATTTCATCCAGCTGAAACTTTCTTGTTTCCAAAAACTGTGCCTGCTCCGGCGAAATGGAGATCGGGGTATATTTCATTCCTTCTTCCAGTACCGCCACCTTATTGGCATTACCGGAGCCCCCAAATGTCCTCTGCCAGCTTTCCCGCACCCGGCTGGGATCCTTAATGGTTCCAGGATGCTCCAACACCCCGGACGGTGCTGCGCCATTGGCAAAAAATTTCGCCCCATATTCCTCACAGGCCATGGCCATGCCGATCGCATTCTTTGCCATAGCGATAGGAGAATATCCCACCAGCCCGTCAAACCCCAGCCCCGGAATATGCAGCACCTCGTAAGGAGAAAGCCGCACAACAGAACCTTTCATGGTCGGCGCGTCATCAGAACTCAACGTGTACTCATAATACAGCTGCCCTTTCTCATCCCGATCCACATACATCCGGTCCGCCATCAGCGGGTACAGGGCGATCACTTCGCCCCTCCCGTTCCGGATGATCTGGGCATAAGCATTGCCCCACAAAAGCAGGTGCGTCATCAGCGTCTCCCGGAATACGAAAGAAGTCATCTCCGGGTTCGGCTCGTCATGAAGCAGGAAATAGAGGGGATGGTTTACCGCCTTCTCTTTCCCGCCGTCATCCGTATACCGGTAAAACTGCAGGGGCAGGCTGGCCACTGCCTCCGACAGAATCCTTACACAGGAGTACACCGCCGTCATCTGCATGGCCGTCCGCTCATTCACCCGCTTTCCGGAGGTACTTCCTCCCATAAAGAAACTATAACTGCTGCCGGATGTCCGGTCAGACGGTTTATCCCTTGACCGGAATAAACTTGATAAGATTCCCATAACACTCATGCCCCTTTCTAAATAAAGAGAATGCCTCTTGTATCATAAACACTGCTTGGCGGTGAACTACGAATACAACGATCCAGTCCCATAATCAACGCCACAATCCCATCGATTTTTTCCACAGATTTTTCTTTATCCGGCTTAATATTGCCCGCCGGATCCTGCCGCATCACCACATTCTGGGCCATCCATTTGAGAACCGGATTACCGCCGTGGATGATATTTCCTTCCATCAGCAGCTTGTACAGTTCTTTCGATGGCGGGGACATATCTTTAAATCCCTGTCCAAAGGGAACCATGGTAAAGCCCATATCCTCTAAGTTCTGCACCATCTGTGTGGCATTCCAGCGGTCATAAGCAATTTCAATGATGTGATACTTTTCTCCCAGCTGCTCGATGAACCGTTCAATAAAACCGTAATGAATCACATTTCCTTCTGTAGTAAGGATATAACCTTGCCGCTCCCATACATCGTAAAGAACATGATCCCTACGGCAGCGAAGTTCCAGTGTTTCCTCCGGCAGCCAGAAAAAAGGGAGAACGATGTATTTCTCCCCATCCGTCCTCGGAGGAAACACTAGCACCAACGCTGTAATATCTGAGGTAGAAGAAAGGTCAAGTCCGGCATAGCAGTCCCGGCCCAGAAGGGAAGTATAATCAATCTTCTGATTTCCCCTGTCATAAATATGCTCCGGTATCCACGCCACCGCTGAGTTTGTCCAGATATTCAGGCGCAGCTGTTTAAATACATTCTCCTCTGCCGGATTATCCAAAGCCTCCCGGTAGGCGTCCCGGACACGGTCGATACTGATGGTGTATCCCAGAGACGGATTCGCTTTATACCAGTTTTTCTCATCGTTCCAGTCATCCTCATCACTCAGGCCGTAGATCACCGGGTAAAAAGAAGGATCCGATTTCCGGCCATTCATGATATCCAGCGCCTTGGTATGCAGTTCATAGCAGATGCTCTCCTTATCCGTACCAGCCGTAGTAATGATAAAAAACAGTGGCTGCTCACGGGCATCACCTGAACCTTTGGTCATGACGTCATAGAGTTTCCGGTTCGGCTGGGCATGGATCTCATCAAAAACCAGCCCGGAAATATTCAGGCCATGTTTTGTTCCTGTTTCAGCGGAAAGCACCTGATAAAACCCGGCATTCCGGTAGTTGACGATCCGCTTTGTAGCGGCAGCAATCTTTGACCGTTTTAACAGTGCCGGGCATTTCTCTACCATTCTTTTAGCCACATCAAAAACGATAGATGCCTGACTCCGGTCATTGGCGCAGCCATATACCTCCGCACTTGCCTCCCCATCCCCATAGAGAAGATACAGTGCGATGGCCGCTGCCAGTTCTGACTTCCCGTTCTTCTTTGGTATCTCTATATAGGCACTCCGGAATTGACGCTTTCCATCGGCTTTTACGATTCCAAAAAGATCCCGGACAATCTGCTCCTGCCATGGGAGCAGAAGAAATGGTTTCCCATCCCATTTTCCTTTTGTGTGTTTCAGGTTCTGGATAAAAGCAACCGCATGATCCGCCCGCTTCGCATCGTAATGGGAAGTTGGGAGCATGAAGGGAGAAGGTGTGTATTGAAAATCCATCAACATCCGCCTCCTTCCAGCAATTTCTCCATTTCATCTTCCTCATCGCTGTTCTCTCCGCCAACGATCCTGCTCCGGGCCGATGGCGTCAGACCGAACTGCTCACAAAATTTCAGCATAATCTTCATATTGGTCTGGGCGATGGATACCTGCGGCACCTGCTGCAGATAGCCATTTGGCGTCCGCACCATAGAGCCGTGCTGCGTCAGGAATTCCTCCGCTTCCTTCCAACGGGCATATGCCTGACAGTATCCGGCAAAGGCCGCCATGTCCATTTCTGTCAGAAGTCCCATCTGTTCCAACACTTTCGCCATACGCTTCCACTCTTTTTTTGCCTCATCTTCCAGCCAGGAAGGGCAGCGTGGAGCCTTCTTCTCTGGCCTTGGTTCTTTTGTATTTAAAGGCCGACCGCCCGGATTCCCCTCCAGCATCTTTAGTGCAGTCGGCTTCGGTTTCCTGCCTCTCTGCGCCATCGCTCCCACCTCCTCTCTGGTCCGATAGGCAATAAAAAAAGCCGCCATGTAGCGACCTCATCAAAATATATAACAAGAGACAGAAGCCTCTCGGCTTCCGTACTCCATAATTTTTTATAAAAAATTTCTTAGCATAAATTTCTTCTTTGGCGATGGATAATCGCAAGAATTACTTCCTGCTCCTCCTGATCAACATCCATACTTTCCAACGCTTCTCTTGTTCCACAATCCGGACAGATCGGCGTTTGATTATCTATTCTGGAAAGAGCAGGAGCCTCGTAGTATGCCTGTCCGCATCGTGGGCAGATTTTAATCTGGGTAATACTTATTTCTTTCATGACGAACTCCTTATATCACACTACATAATCCCACACTTTTTCTCCTGCCAGTTTCCGATATGTATTTCCATTTGGCAGATCTGTAGTACAACGGCAAACCTGCCGATTGAAATATCTCTTATTCTTTTTTATTGAAAACTTTAATTCTCCCCTTAAACTGTAAGGCCCCCTGCCTCTGCGCCAGCTTTGCTTTGCCCATCTTTTTGAACCGATCATCTTTCCACCTCCCTGCTCCTGTCATAGGCCTCATGCAAAAATTTAGGATCAAACCCAAAACTTTTATAGCCACTTAAGCATGTTTGCATATAAAAATTACTCGGCACGCCTAATACTCTATTCTCATGCATGATGTACACGAATGTATTCCGCGGCCGGATTTTTCCGCTTCGGATTCCCTTGATCGGAAGGAGCATTTCTTTCTTGTAATAAAAAGTAGGAAATCCCTCATAGCGATCCAGCGCCTGCTCATCCTCGGCACTTACTTCCCACGCTGCAACCGGAACCCAGCTGCCTTTCTTTGGCTCAATCGTCAGATAAGATCCGGTCTTACTTCCTTTAAAAATCAATTCATAATCCGGGATCTCAGAAGTCCCGATGATCCGTGCAGAAGGGCAGCGCATCCTCATCTGCCGGATGTTTAAGTTGCTGCCATAAGCAATGTAGTATCTTTTTTTCATTTTAGTATCCATCCTTTCCGAAGGGATTACCCTTCTACCACCTTAAGACCGCCGAAGCGGTTCATAAGGTGGCAGGAGGCTAATTCCTTCAAGCAGCTTCCCGTCCGTGTCTAAAGGCTGTATCTCCTGCCAGTCTCTTCGTCAGGATTTCCCTGGCAGTTTTGAATTCATCCCCGATAAATCCCAGCCGGAGGAGCCAAGTCCGCATGGCGTATTTTGGATTTTCATTCTGCTGTGGTTTCGGGCTGGCTGTTTTTAAAGTCTTAGCCATCTGGCTCAGTGCAAGGCAAAGCTGAATGTAACTCTTAAGCTGTCCTGCGTGAAGCCCGCCCCTGCGTTCTCCTGTGGGCTCATCGAACTGGAAAAGCCGGAATTCGACCGTCCCTTTTGTAAATGTTGCATGGTAGTTTAGCATATGGTAACGGCTGTCATTGTAGTGGTGGCTCCTGCTGCAGTTTGCATCGTGGCTACTGTACCAAATATCGGCAAGCTGTGTCATCGTAGTTGGCTTTCTGCGGTTGACCTGTTCCAGAAACCGTGGATCAACCGTCCGGCAGTAGCGTCTCATCCTGCCATGATCAAGATTCAAAGCATCTGCAATCAGGCTTTCGTGGCTGGCCATGATGTTTGCCAGGTTGCGGAGCGTCTGCGGTGTATGGCCTTTGGCTCCGATATGGATGTGAACACCGCATCCTCTGGTGGCATCGCTCTTTGCTCCTGCGTGGCGCAGCTGCCGGATCAGTTCCTGTAAAGTTTCTATATCCGAGTAGGTCAAAATCGGAGTAACCATTTCGCATTTTTCGCTATCCAGTCCTGCAATGCTGACGTCCTTCTGAAATTTCCATTCCCGGCCCTGTGCATCCCATGCTGACCATGTGCTGTATCCGTTGCGGCTTGCAGTGTTCTCATAACGATGGGTTCCAAAGTATCTGGCTGCCACTCTTGCAGCTTTCTCTCTGGTAATGTTGTTCATTTCCACCTCAACTCCGATGGTCTGTTTCTTCATTTCCTCAATCTGTCTTGCAACTTTCTCATTCATTATAAAATCCTCCATTTCGTTTTGTGTGTTTTCCCTTTTGGTAGTACACATATTCGCTCTGAAGGCCGATAATAGCAAGTCAATTCTGAGGCATATATTGCACAATCTTCAGCGAAAAAATTTGTGTGTTTTTACAGTTGCTTACGGATGCAATCAACAATCTCTTCCTTTGGAAACTTCATTTTCGTCTTCATCTTTCTCCAGTTCCTCCAACATTCTTTCGCATTCCTGATATAACTCCTGTAGCCTTGGTATCAGTTCCCGTTCTTTAGGGGTAAGCTCCACAATATTGATAGGAATGGACAACACACGTTTTGTCTGCAGGAGAACAGACTGGATACCAGCCATCTTTTTCATAGGAATTTCTATATCTTCATGAAAGTTTATTCCCGCCTGGTAGTTTCCCCGATCCACACGTACCAAGATGTCTTGCTGGGTTGCCGTATAAACAGCGCTGCTGATATGAGTACGGTCAACTATTGTAATATTATTTTTCTTCAAATAATCCCGGAACTCATGGACGGAATGCGGTTGAAAATCACTCCAAAATTCAAGCAGAAGTTTTTTTGCCTGTGCCGTTTTCGATAAGGTATCTTCCATCATGCATTCCCTCCGAGCGTTTCACTTTCCTGATTGTTCATTTGCGCTGCTTTCACAGCGGCACGCCTTTCCTTCTGGATAATGCTGAATTTTTCCGCCTCCTCTTTTGTCCGGAAAGCCGTGTGTCCTTTCAAACCAGCCAGCAGAGCCTTCCTTGACTCCTTATTCGCCGTACCAGCCAGGCCAAGCTGTACCAGCCAGATACGAAGATAATATTTTTCATTCTCTTCCACCACCGGAGTGGCGCTGACTCTCTTGGCTTCCTTCGCTTTTGTGACAATCTTTGCCGCCAATTCGGAATATGCTTTATTTTTCGCACTGTCAGGCGAAAGGGGGAAAGTAAAGATCACTTTGCCTTCTTCCACCGAAAGCCCCTTCAGGGCCGCCGTATCCGTTGACAGAATGGTCTGTAAATTCTCCCCGGCATTCTCCTCCGAAAGCTGCTCCAGCTTTTCCAACAGGGAATCGCTAACCGCAAAGGTCTCATACCTTGTGATCCGGTTGAGCAAATAAGCCCGTGCATGGATCATAAAAAGTAAGTTTTGCAAAAATTTCCCCTCTCCGGTATCTGCCGGGATCTCAATTTTCACTTCATCCACAGGGTCTTCCAGATAGCCTTTCTCCTGCAAAAACTGTGTCAGAAAATCTTCTCCTTCCTCTGTCTCGCTTGTGATCACGCCGTCCCGGTCAATGGTAAGGCGGCCCACTGTGTAGGAAAAGGTGGGAGGCCCCACATAGTGCAGTTCTTCTCCTGTAAATTCTGCGATGTCCTGCACCATCTTTCTCCGGTTGTCTGTTTTGGTTTCAATCCTCATTGATTTTGCCTCCTTCGTTTTGGTAGTACATTAATCACTCTAAAAGGCAAAAATAGCAAGTCCTATTTTCCATTTTACGAAGATATTAAAACAGAGGGATTTCTTCCTCGTCTTTAGAAAGCTGTGAATAGGGGATCTTCTCACCATCTCGGAGAACAGATACCTGATCACCAGACTCTGTTTTCTCTACATATCTCTTCACAATCACATCACAAAACTTTTCATCCAGCTCTACCCCATAGCATATCCTCCCAGTTTCTTCGCAGGCGATCAGGGTAGAGCCAGATCCCAGAAATGGATCTAAAACGATGCAATTGCTCATACAGGAATTCTGGATCGGATAAGCCATCAGTGCCACTGGCTTCATGGTCGGATGCTCCTTGCTGGACTTCGGACGGTCATATTCCCAGATGGTGGTCTGCTTCCGGTCGGAGTACCACTGATGCTTCCCACCGACCTTCCAGCCAAACAGGCACGGCTCGTGCTGCCACTGGTATGGGGAACGTCCCAATACCAGAGCATTCTTCTTCCAGATACAGCAGCCGGACAGATAAAATCCGGCATCATGGAACGCTTGCCGGAAGATCAGTCCTTTGGAATCCGCATGGAACATATAGATGGATGCATCATTTTCCATGTTCTGTTCCATATTTACAAATGCTGCAAACAGGAATTTATAGAAATCCTCATCCGGCATGTTGTCATTCTGGATCTTTCCAGCGGTTTCTTCTACATTTACATTGTAGGGCGGATCGGTAAGAACCAGATTGGCTCTCCGCCCTTCCATGAGTTTCGTGTATGTCTCTGGAAGCGTAGAATCTCCACAGATCACACGGTGCCTGCCTAGGAACCAGATATCACCTTTCCGAGAGATCGGCGGATTTTTTAATTCTTCTTCTACATCGAAGTCATCTTCCTTAATGTCCTTGTTATGAACTTTAGAAAACAGCTGCTCGATCTCCGGAGCCTCAAAGCCCGTCAGGTCAGTATTGAAGTCCACGCTTTGCAGATCCACCAGCAAGTCTGCCAGCAGTTCCTCATTCCAAGCACCCGTAATCTTATTCAGGGCGATATTCAACGCTTTTACCTTATGCTCATCTTCAATATGAACCACAACGCACTGGACTTCTGTATATCCCAAGTCTTTCAGCACCGTCAGACGCTGGTGTCCGCCGATCACGGTCATATCATAATTGACAATGATCGGCTCCACATAGCCAAATTCCAAAATAGAGTTTTTAATCTTCTCATATTCCTTATCCCCGGCTTTCAGTTTTTTACGGGGATTGTATGCCGCCGGACGCAAAGCGTCCACGGGCAAGGTTTTCCATTCCATCGCACTCATGCCTGTACCTCCTTACGATCATCGGGGCCGACATAAGGCTCCCGTCCTTCTTCTTTCCTCCAGAACCGATCCCTCACATAACATTCATGGGAGCAGTACCGGCGGTTCTTATTTCCATATGACCGGAATGTTTTCTCACAATAAGCGCAGGTTGCTTCATAAAAAGCGGTCTCTTTCCGCTTGATAGCTTCCGGATGGGCTGACCACCATTCCCGCCTGCATTTGTCTGAGCAGAACTTCCGTTTCCTTCCGGTGGAAGGCTGGATCAGTTCTTTGCCGCAGCAAAGACACGCCGTTCCGCTTTCCATCTGTTCTTTCACATTCAAAACAAGGGCAGAGGCGTATCCGTCCAGTCCGTGACTCTTACAATAATTCCGGACAGTATCTCTGGAAAGTCCGACAGCGGAAGCAATGGATTTATATCCAGCGCCCCGAAGCCGTAATTCCCGTATCTGTTTTGCCTGAAAATCGGTCATTGCTTCACATCCTTTCGCTAAATGGTTTCAAAAGAAAAAGCTGGAAAACCCACCTTTGCGGATAAGTTTCCCAGCCTAAAATTTAACTTTTTGGCAAATGATATTCTGTTTGGCAAGCAGCTCAGATGCAGGAAATCCGCATCTTTTCTCGCCGCCTGTCAAAAATTTTTCGTATTTTCTTTGCCCCGGCAGGTATCCCCCCTCTTTAATTTCGCAGAAATTCACGTTTGAGGGGGCGCCGGTCTTTTGGCAGCAAAGTCACAGAGATTTCGACCGCCCCTCCGGGTAGTGAAATTCCTCGTATCTGTCCTCTGTCATCGTTTTGGAATCGTGGCAGGATTTGCAAAGAGCCTGCCAATTGTCCCGATCCCAGAACAATTTCCGATCTCCCCGATGAGGAATGATATGATCCACAACCGTTGCCTTCACATAACGTCCTTTGGCAAGGCACCTCACACAAAGGGGATGAGACCGCAGGTACACAGCCCTTGCCTTCTGCCAGCGGCTCCCGTATCCTTTCTCACTGGTAGTCTTCCTGTCGTGCTGGTGGAAGGGTTTGTGTTCCTCACAGTACAGGGTGCCGTAGGGAACCAGCTTGCCGCAGCCCGGATGCTTGCACGGGGTGTTCGGCCTACATGGCATGATACCCACATCCTCTCCGGTTCCGTTCCACCACCCGGTCAATGCCACGGATCGCACCATCCTCATCACCGGCAAGGATCTGCCCTTTGATCGTGCGGTACTGCTGCACGGTCAGTTCCGGCTTCTTTTTCTTCAGATATAACAATGCTGCCCGCATCTTCTCTGTATCCATACGCTTCCACTCCCTTCTATGTACAGACGGGTGAAAGGATAAAGCCCCGCCCGGCCACGAAAAAAGGACCTGAAGTTTGCACTCCAAGCCCTGTCTTATTTCGGCAATTATAATGATAGCACAGAGGATCTGAAAAAACAGTACACCTTTAGTAAACCAATTAGCAGAACAATTTAAGATTCGTTTGCTTTTCTCTTTTGCCTTTCATTCTCCATTATTGTAATCGCAAATATGGCTATACTAAACCCAATAATGCAGATTAGTGTTGCACCAATTGAGATTCTTGTATTTATAAATCCAGTAAATCCATTTACCACAGCACAAATAATGAAACAAAAGCATATTCCTAATGTAATCTTAGAAGCCACAGTATAATTTTTCATTTCTACCATCCTTTCAATTATACAACTTAGCATTTTGTTCATCGAATACTAGTTATTCTTTAAATATTTAACGATTTCGTCAACAATTTCAGGGTGCCATGCATCAGAATTCAATACACCTTTATGCCACATTGAGAACCTAGCACCTTTATCAGTAGTTCCCCACCCATTACCATAATGAACTAACAATCCCATTTTTTCCATAATCTTATTTAAAGCATTTACGCTCTTAACATTATATCCCATGTCCTGTAATTTTTTAACAATTTCTCCTTTGTATAAATCTCCCTTATAGTTATACGGCATACTTTTCTCCCTTCATCTCTTTATTTTGCTAATTATTATATAGATAACAGATTAAATACAAATTCCAAGCTTACTATTATAATACCAAGTGCATCTCTGAAAGTAAAGCAATCAATTATATCTCTCCACAGCTCCAATCTGTATCTGTAATGCCTTTGTAACAGTAGCCATAATTTCCATATCTGTAACACTTCCTTTTTTCTCCATGAGGCAAGACTTGTCAATAGTGCTGACCTGCTCCGCCAGCGCCATACTGTTTCTGGCTAGTCCGGTACCAGAAGTCTTCGGGATCAGCACATGGGTAGGGAAGTGAGGCCTTTTATATGTTCTCCCTGTCAGAGGGATTACCGTAATCACCGGGGAATTTTCATTCGCCCGGTTATTGCTGACCACAAGAGCCGGGCGGATACCGCACTGCAGGCTACTCTCAGTATCTCTGCCAAAGTCCACAAAATAAATATCGCCTCGTCTGCATTCCATCATATTCGCCTCCTTAACTCAGCATATAGGACACCATCTCGGCATCTCGCTGCGCATACAGTTCCTCCAGTTCCCGGATCGCTTTCCGGCGGTTCTTTGCCACCATCGTCCGGGAGATATGATAATGCTCACACAGATAATCCCACGTGCAACCGTTAACCACCATGTCTGCCATAAATTCCGGTAGATAGCCACTTAAGGCTGACAGCGCCGCCTCAAAGAACCTGATTTCTTCATCCAGCATCAGATACTGTTTTTCCAGATGTTCATACCACTCCTGATTGATCCGCTCCATACGTTCATGATAATTCAGTGCAATCGAGGCGGGCTTATTGGAAATATTGCTGGTCTGAACCCGTTCACCTTCCGGGGAATGAAAGTTCATGGAGTCGATCATCTCCTTCTCAGAAATCCCTCTGAAATTCCGGATCTGATGCTCCAGACAGTTTCGCTCCTTCTTCATCCGATGATATTCCTTTATGATTTTTTCTATCCTTTCACTCATCACTTACCCTCCAATCCTTGCACGGACAGCTTCTATCAAACTAGACTGCCGCATATCTTTATTCTCCAGAGCCTTCATCACATCCTCGTCATGGGTATCCTTAGTGATGATATGGTGGATCACCACCGTGTGTTTCTGTCCTTGTCTCCAGAGTCTGGCATTCAGCTGTTGGTATAGCTCCAGAGACCATGTCAGCCCAAACCAGACGATAGTGCAGCCACCCTCTTGAAGATTCAACCCATGTCCGGCAGAGGCTGGATGGATCAGTGCTAAAGGGATCTTCCCGGCATTCCAATCCGTGATATCTTCCGAAGTGTCGATGCGCCGAGCCGCCGGGAATCTCTCCCGGATACGGGAAAGATCATGCTTGTACCAAAAGGCTACTAGCAGTGGTTTTCCATTGGCCGCTTCCACCAGATCCTCCAGAGCATCCAGCTTCCGGTCATGGATCGGGAGGACTTTCCGGTCGCTGTTATACACGGCACCATTGGCCATCTGTAAAAGTTTATTGGACAAAGCACCTGCGCTGACCGCATCCAGTTCTTCCTCTCCGATCTGCACTACCATATCCCGACAGAAGTTATCATAGATTTTTTTCTCTCTCCGGTTCATCTCCACCTTCACCCGATTGTAGATACATTCCGGCATATCCAGATAATCCACAGCCTTCATCGAGATGCAGATATCCGAGATCAGGGAATAGATGGCTTGCTCTGCTCCCTCACGGGGTTTGTAACTATAGATGATCTCCCGGTTTCTTTTATCCGGTTTGAAGAACCGCTCCCGATATCCGGTGATAAATCTGCCCAGCCGCTGCCCCATGTCCAGAAGATACATCTGGGGCCAGAGATCCAGAAGGGAATTGGGGGCCGGTGTCCCGGTCAGACCGATCACCCGGTTCACCAGAGGGCGCACCTTTTTCATGGCTTTGAACCGTTCTGCTTTATTCGATTTGAAGCTGGATAATTCATCAATGACCACCGTATCAAAATCCCAACGGTGGTTTTGCACCAGCCAGCTGACATTTTCCCGATTGATGATATATAAAAATGCCGGACTGGCAAGAGCTTCTTCCCGTTGTTTCTGATTCCCCACAACCAGTGAAGCGGTCAGCCCTGTTAAATGCTCCCATTTCTGTAGCTCCTTCGGCCAAGTGTCCGTGGCCACACGCTTTGGAGCAATCACTAAAATTTTCCCGATATCAAAACGATCCAATGCCAGTTCCCACAGGGCAGAAAGCGTGATCACCGTTTTCCCAAGTCCCATATCCAGCATCAGACAGCAAACCGGATGTTCCAGAATAAAATCTGCTGCGTACTGTTGATAGTTATGTGGTCTGTATTTCATCCAAAATCCCTCCAATCATTTCTTTGCGATCCACGGTATAAACACGAAAGCCCAATGCGGCCAGCTGCCTTGCCCGGTACTGCTGCAAGGGCCGCATGGTTTCTCCCGGAGCCTTCAATTCCACAAAGGCCATCCTTCCTCCGGGGAAGAGAACCAAGCGGTCGGGCACCCCATTGAATCCGGGGGAGACGAATTTGACAGCCAGCCCACCACGCTTTTTTACCTCCGCAGCGAACTTCTTTTCTACGACACTTTCCCTCACGAAAAAAACCTCCTGTTCCTTAGTGCTGTTCCCAGTACCAAAAATCCTATACGCGCGTACACGTATATACGTGTGCCTATTTCTATATATTTTTCTATCTTTTATCCTCAATATGGTTTTTCTTAGGAACATAGGAACAGGCTATCGCCAACCGCTTGATTTCAAAGGGGTTTTGCCTGTTCCAGACCTGTGTTCCCTGAGTCTCCAAAGATACAACGGAACGTTCCCAACTTAATCCGGCTGTTCCTTGCATCGCACGAATGTCTTCTGTGGGCCATAAAGGGGAAAACGGGTTTTTCCGCTTTTGAGTCCCTGTATCGGCTCCCAGCCACCAATCTTCATCAGGATGGATTCCACCTCATAGGAATCCGTCCGTTTCAGGTTCTGGCGCTCCTTTCCAAAGCACTCACACCAGATTTCCATGATGCAGACCTTCTCCCGGCGCACGGTTCCCGCCGTGGGCGTACCATCAAACTCGCTGCCGCCGAGGAAACTTCTCCGCTGGTATAGATCCATCCGATCCCAGTTCGCAGGGAGCAGCGTCTCCAGATACTCTGCGATCACGCCTTCCCGGTCATCGGACTCCATCGCATCCTGCTGCATGACATAAGCATCTGCCGCCACCCGGCCTTTCAGATACAATTCCTCTCCATTGTGATAACGCTCCAATGCCTCTGCCCAGACCTGATCCACCTCCTGCAGTTCCCACGGGTGGAACCGGCCATGCCCGGAAACATGTACCGGCCAGAAGCGCCGGTTCCCGGTAATGTCCCGCAGAAAGCCTCCCTCGGAGTTGGTACTTCCCACAATGATGCAGGATCTGGGATGACTCTCCACAGCCACGCCATAGGACTGCCGGAACTTATCATCCGTTCTGGTAACAAAAGATTTCACGGTCTCCACATCCACCTTCTTGATCCCGGCCAGCTCTCCCAGTTCCAGAATCCAATATCCCTGCAGCTTCTCAGCGGCGGTCTTATCTTTCATATCAGAAATGGAAAGGCTGTCTGAATACCAGTCTTTTCCCAGCAGGGCAAACAGGGTAGATTTCCCGATCCCCTGCGGGCCGTTCAGCACAAGGATGGAATCAAACTTGATCCCCGGTTCATACACTCTGGCTACCGCAGCGGTAAAGGTTTTCCGGGTAACAGCACGGATGTAGGTTGTATCTTCCGCACCCAGATAGTCGATCAAGAGTGTATCCAGCCGCTCTGTCCCGTCCCACTGCAGGGTAGAAAAGTATTCTTTGATGGGGTGATAGAGCCTCTCCGCAGATACCACGGCCAGCAAGGCGTCCTTAAACTTTGTCGGTGACCAGATCCCATAGACACGCTCAAAATACAGCTTGGCACAGGAAAGATCCGTATCACCCCAGCCGGGTTTCACCTGCCGCCACGGCAATGGCCCAATCACATCCACCATGCACTTAAACTCGTTGAAGACGATGTTCTTCAACTTCGGGTCGTACCGAAGAATCAGGGCAATATTGGTAAGCGTGTCTTTTACCTTACCCTGCTTGTCCAATTCCAGAAGAGTCTGCCAGTTCTCTGCATCTTCCTCCGTAAACTCGGCCTGCGCCGCCTCCGTCCGCTCCTTGGCAAGCTGGGCTTTCACCCGCTGATCTTGGATAGCAAATTCCTGCATGGCCTTAAAGGATGGCAGCTTCGCCGGATCGGTATCTTCACTTGCCTTTGCATCCAATCCTCCAAACTTGTGAATACGGACAACATCAAACGCATTCATCAGTTTTCCACAGGCCGGATCAGTGGCATGGTGGCTGTATGCGAAACGGTCTTCATAGATCACGACACCGGCCTGCGAGTCAGCAGGAATGTAGTCATATCGGCCGGACATAGCGCTGTGTTTATACACATCGGTCAGGAAAGTATCCATCGCTTCCGTGATACTGTAGGCACGGCAGAACGCTCCGACCACTCCCGGCTTTTCCAGAGGATCAGCCTGTTTTTTCATATCCCTGCGGACAATGGTCTGCTGCCGTTTGGACACTGGCCACTCCGCTGTATTGTGCCAGTCCGTGTATTTAGCAAGAACCTTATCCGGATCGAGCAGGTCTCCCGTGATCTCCCGGAACACGAACTCCCCATCGGAAGAGGTGGAAGGCCAGTACATCAGCCTGCTCGGCTCATAAGTGGTATCATCAAACAGTTCAATCCCGATCTCTTCCGCAACTTTTCTGGAAACAGCGCAGTACTCATCCGGTGTCACCTCACGGGACAGAGGGATGATGAGACGGAGTCTTGGCTTTTCCGGTGTATGCTTATGCGTGGAATACACATAACACTGAAAAGAAAAGAACATCTCGATCTGATCGATGATATCTTCTGTTGCATAGTCCATATCCAGCGACAGCCCCGACCGGGTAATCACACAGTCCTTCTTCCGGCGGCCGCCCTTTAATGTGCCAAGGACAAAACCACCCACATCCTTAATCTCATCCTGCTTCGCTTTCCCCAGCTTCCGGTACTGCTCCACCGTCTCGGCAGTCCTCTGGGTGCGGAAGATCCGGTCTCTAAACTCGGACAATTCCATCTCCACAAGGTTCCAGTGTTTCTCCATTCTGGAGTTACCAATACTCAGTCGGATCATTCGGTTCCCTCCTCCATCAAGATTTCCATGTTTCTTCCTATCCTCCGCAGTATCCTTTCACACTCCCGGATACAGCGCTGCAGTTCCCGCTTTTCCGATTCATCTTCCGTCTTTTTCTCCCGGTTCTGATACGCCTTTATCCGGGAGCGGTAATTCATCTCTTGTTTCACCAGAAACTGCCGCAGTTTTTCCTTTTCTGATTTTTCACAGTACCGCCGGAGCAACAGAGAGAGTTTCTTTGCTTTTGCAACGGTACAGGGGAAGAAACGCTCAATTTCCAAAACCATCTGCCCGGTCGGATACCGGATGTGTAATCTCTTTTCTTCCGCTTCCATATGCTGTACAGCATAATAGGCTGTCGGATCGGGACATCCTGATCCATTCTTATAACTGATCCCCATAGCGCATCCTCCTCTAATCTTTTTTATAAAACGCACACTCGTAACCGTCCGCACGGAGGGGCAGGCCCGCCGCCCAATCCGGCTGCTCCGACATGATCTTGCAGATCTCCTCTACCCCGGAGACGCCCTCTGGGACTTCCAATACAGCCTCATCGTGGATATGCATCACAATGTCAAATCCTTGATTCCTAAGCCGGAGCATGGCCAGCGCCAAAAGATCACGGGCCGTAGCCTGCACGATGTTCTCCACCAGCTTCGGGCCGTATGTTTCAATCCGCATCCACTTTTTGCTTTCCCCGACACCCTCATAGGAAAGGCTCTCCCTTCCAAAGCGGTTCTGTGTTATCCGGGGCTTGATATAAGAGAGCTTCCGGCCAGAGGGGAGGGTGACAAATAAGATGCCGGATCGGTAAGTAAAACACAGTTTTCCCATTGCCACCTCCGTCCGCTCCTTCACGGCCTTTACTGCCGCTGTATCCACCTCCCACCAGAACTTTGTGATATGTGGATTAGAATTTCTCCACTGGCTCACCAGCGGCTGCAGTTCTTCCTCCTGAAGTCCCATATCCAATGCCCCCATCGAGGTGAGCGCTCCCACAGCACCGCCGTATCCCAGTGCCAACTCGGCGATTTTTCCCTTCTGGCGGAGATGCCCATTCACGCCATGTTTCACCACCGGGACGCCGAACATCTTCGATGCGGAAGCGCAATAAATATCTCCGCCCTCTGCGAAAGTATCCAGCCGCCACTGCTCCCCGGCGAACCACGCCAGGACTCTTGCCTCAATTGCTGAAAAATCTGCTACGATAAACCGGCATCCGGGCTTTGGTACAAAGGCCGTCCGGATCAGTTCCGACAGAACCTCTGGCGTGGAATCGTATAGCAGATCCAGATCTTCAAAGCGCTGTTCTTTCACAAGGGTACGGGCAAGCTCCAAATCCGGGATGTGGTTCTGGGGGAGGTTTTGTACCTGCACCAAGCGTCCGGCCCAGCGCCCCGTGCGGTTCGCTCCATAAAATTGGAGCAGGCCATGCACCCGACCGTCCGAGCAGACGGAGCGCTCAATGGCTTCATACTTTTTTACACTGGTCTTTGCCATCAAAAGCCGGAGTTTCAATACTTCCAGTACTTCTCCATCCGTTTCCGAAATCAACCCTTTGACCGTCTTTTTATCCAGCTTCTCCGCTTCCACGCCATGCTCGGAAAGCCAACCCTTAATCTGCGCCGGGGAGTTGGGATTGGAAAGCCCGGTCAGTTCATAGGCTCTGGTCATGACCATCTGGCGGTACTGGTTATCACAGAGAACTGCATTCTCCACCAGCTGTTGATCCACCAGAATCCCCCGATCATTGATCTCCTGATCCATCCGGTACAGTTCCATCTCCGATTTCGGGATTGGAAATTTCCACAGTTTCTGCCGGATCTCCCGCTCCGCATCCACATCCCGGATGCAGTAAGTTTTGAACCGTTCCCATTTCTCCGGTGCGTCCTCTGGCCGGTTCCGAGTCCGGCCACCGTTGGCTATCGTGGGCTTACATGGCATGGAGAAGAACCGGACAAGGTCAGTACCTTCCTTCAGCTTTTTTCTCTGAATATTCAGGACTTCACCCACGTTATCCAAGGAAAGGGGAAGGGCAAGCATGGCAGACTGGACGGCCGTACACTGCCATCCAAAAGGGGAGAATCTCCGTCCCAGATACTTAGAGATACAGGTACGCTCAAACTGAGCGTTAAACGCTACTTTTGTAACTGCCGGATCTTCCAAAGCAGCCAGTACCCTCTCTGGAAGCTGTTCTCCACAGGCAAAATCCACAATCTGAGTCGGCTTCTCATCAAATGCATAAGCAAAGAGTAAAATTTCAAAATTAGGACTGTCCGAATAGGCATACACGCCGCATTTGGTTAGATCCACATCCGAATAAGTTTCAATATCTATTGACAGGATAGGCATAAAATTTCCCTCCTTTATTTGCAAAATTGTTTCAAACAAATGGATATTTTTATGTAGAGACGGGTGGAAAACCACCCGCCAATATAATCAAGAAAGGAAATCCTCGTCTTCTTCCGTTTCAAAATCTTCTGCTGCTGTGGTGCGTCCACCAAGGCTCTCCCCGTCACGAAGTTTCTGGATATTGCCGAGTCCAGCTGCGATCCCACGGTTTCCGTTGGAGTTATATCCGTAGAAGGTCACACTGATCTTTCCATAACAGCCGGAATACACTTCGCTCTGATCCAGAATCGGCTGTACATGGGAATCCACCACCTGAGGTGCCTGACGGCTGTTCGCATTGAAGAAATAGCTGTTCGCATAGGCTTCATCATCCGGGCGATCGATATCACCATCCCGAAGAGGCTGCTTCAGATTGGTCGGGATCTTCCCACCCCATTTGGAAATGGAGTCCTTCTTGGCCTGCTCTACGGCAGCCTTGATAGCGTTGATGGTTTTCGTGTCGCTCTTCGGAATAATGGCCGAGACACTATACTTGGGATCGCCGCCATTGACGGAATCCGGCTCCCAACAGTGCAGATAGGAAAAACGGCAGGGTACGATTACTTTTGTAGGGTTCATATTTTTAGACATAGGTTAGTCCTCCTTCTGAAAATCCGCTTCTGCGGTTGATGTTTGAATGGCTTCCCGCTTGTCCGACTCTGGTACAAGCGTTATCTTCCCAGCGGGCTTATACACCAAAGCGCCGAGGATACGGGAAAACTCCTTTTTGCCCATCAGGCGCTCCATATCGGTAATTCCCAGCAGTGTGTGTTTATAAATATCGGTATAGCCTGCAGCTTTTGCGGCAGCAGCCACCTCTTCTTCCGAGGTGTATTTCCGATTGCTCTTTCCCATTACCAGCTTGAAACCGTCCCACTGCTTATGATGGACAATCGCCTGATCCTGTGCGTAGGCATAGATATCTGCTGCCCATTTAGAAAGTTCATCCGCCTGCTTCAGCACTTCCGCTATTTCTTCATCTGTAAGAAGTGCAGGTTCCTTAAACTCCATCTGGGCCAGCTTCAGATTTTCCTTAGCTCTCTGCCTGCAGGTAAATCGTGCTTTGCAGAACCGACACCAGCTTCCAGCGCTTAGGTATCCTTCGCCTTTCAGGGCCAATTTTCCGGCGGGTCGCAGCACTTCATTTCCCCATGCTTTCAGATCCTCTGGAGCAATCTCCCATGTGCTGGAATTAGAAAGTCTCGGCTGAAAAATGGTCAGACGAACAGTCTCTATCGGAAAGAGCATCTCGGCCATATCGAGAATGCCAAGCCCATAGATCATCAGCTGTGGATTTTTCTCCGCATACACCGGAACGCCTTTTCCCAGCTTCAGATCAATGATGTGTACCAGCTTGTCCGTCACGATCACCATATCCGCTGTGCCAAAGCAATCCGGCACATAATCAGAAACGTCCACCCTCTGTTCTACAGAGAAAATCGGATCAGGGCATTCCTTCCGGGCAGCTTCGATTTCACCGACTACGAAACTGACATAATCATCTACCGCTTCTAACAGATCATCGGAATAGTAATCAGAGACCGGACGGCGAGTTTGCTGCTTCAGGTGCTTTTTGATCAGATGTTCTGCCAGTGCATGGCCAGCGGAACCTTCTGCCTCATAAGGACTCTCCTCATCCTGAAATGCCTCGCCCAGCACCAGAGAAGGTGGGCAATGGATGAGGCGGTTTGCCGCCGATGGAGAGAACCTTGCATGAGCGCCCATCAGAGCGCCTCCGCATCAGTCATAAGGGCTGCATAGTTTTCCGGCTTCACGCCAGAGAGTTTCCCGGAATCATATTTCAAAAGCAGTTCTTTCACTTCCCGGCGCTTTCCAGCCTGAGTCTTGGCTGCCAAAACTGCCCGCACTTCTTCAATGGAAATTTCTTTCTTCTCTGGTTCAGCCGGAACAGCCATCTCTACTTTTTCATCCTTCTGGTCTTCTGCCAAAGCACGATAACCAGCGGCCAGCTTTTCATACCCTTCTGCGAGGGTCTTATAAATTTCATTCATATGTGACATCCTTTCTTAAGCAAATCTCAGTTTGTATACTGCCTGACGGAACGCATCCGTGATGCGGTCATCAATCATCATGGTTTCCGGATAAATCCGGCTGCCATCATCAGAGTAGAGGCGTACCGGAATTCCCAGCTTGCTGGCATGCTCCAATTCAAACGCCATACCATTACTGATTGTGCTTTCAAAAATCCACACCTCATCGCAAATCTTCATCAATTCTACACCGAGCGTAATACCGAGAATCCGCTCATCCGGATCAGAATCCTTTAGAAACTGCGGATACATCAAATGCGGAACCACAGGGCAATATCCGCAACGGGCCGCAAACCGAGCATGGGCTTTTGCAAGCGCTACATTCCTCTCAACATCACCACGATAGGGAGAACAAATATAAATTTTTTTCATCGTCATTCACCTGTACCTTTCATAATCATTCGGGGGTGTTCCCGTATTCTGGATTTAATAGGGAGAAAATTGGGAAATGATACTGTTCATAACATCAAGGTCATTTCCTTCCAAAGAGGGGGCCAGCCTTTTCAAAAGTTCTGCCTGTTCCGGTGAGAGCGTCTTCCGGTTTTGATGGTACCAATCTGCTACCTTCACACCGCCACCATATCTGCCACGAACTGTCTCAATTGGGTATGAACACGATAGTTCCTCAATATCACGCCGGATGGTTTTCTCACTCACGCCAAACTCAGACGCCAGATTTTCTACTGTATCCTGGCGTCTAATGCACAGTGCATCGAAGATCGCCGCCCTTCGTTCATTGGGTCTCATCGTGTCACACCTCCTTTCCCTTGCTCCGTGGCTTTAATTTATTGGTTAAACCGGACACCTTTTGACCGCTTTAAAAAACTTTTTCGCAAAACTTTTATCTACTCGTTTATTCTCCGTTTACATATAAGAAAGTGTAAAAAGTAGCTGATAGAAATAAAAAAAGGATCAGAGCATAACTGTAAACATTTACAGTCAGCTCCGACCCTTATTGGTGACTATTGAATTGTCCCTACGGTCAGTCAGCTTTTCTATCTTCTTCATCCCATACGTTTCTGGGCTTTAGATTTTTCTGTTTTTAATAAGTCCAGATAGGCTTTGTAAATCTTTCTGCATTTTGCACACTGAACAGAAATCGTAGCCTTGGTACGGTGATCTACCAATATTTCGCTACCACCACACCACGGACAGCTTAAATGGATATCCATTTGAAATTCTTCCACTGTATCAATCCCCCTTCTTCATTTACTTGTTCGCTAACTAGCGAACATAAAGATTAAAAATTTTGCGGGCTTCTTAAGAAACCCGCCATATCCTTATAGGTGAACTACTCCCTCATAAAACAAAGGACTTGCTGTGTCATACAAATTTCTTGCCGAATAATTCCCAACTCTTTTAACCGGATCGTAGCTGCCTGAAAGGACACGTTAAAAACTTGTGAAACTGTATCCGCTTCAATATAGCATCTTTGAATTTCTTTTTTCTGAGAAAATCCTGGCTTTTGCCGGAGAGCCCTCACAAGTTTATGAACCATTGCCTTAGGCATTAAAATTGCAGAAGATAATGCATTGGCCTGCCACTCCATCCACTCTTTGTCTGTCCAGACCGCCTGCTGTTCACAATTCATCTTTTTCGTATCAACCCTGCACTGTATCATTGCAGCTTCTTTTCCTTCACCCAGCAAATCCATTAAAGTTATCTGATTAGGGTCATAAGCAAAGTATGGGGTATGTAAAAAAACATGGCTTGCTTCATGTCCCATTGTAAAACGATACCTATGTTCCTGATTTTCTTCTAAAAGAGTCCGGTCAATAATAATCGTATTGGCCCTGGCACTAATATACTCAGCCCGATTTTGAATAGGATCATATACAGGAACCCTGTCCGTATCATTAAACACCGTCATTCCCAGATAGACACCGCAATGAGATAAATATTGGAAATCCTGATCTGTCCCCAGATAATCCTGGACAAAAAGATCTATATCGATCTCTTGCGGTGTTTGCATGGCGTCCGGATTAAAATCTGATACTAAATTTTCTCCAATAATATCGATCTCCTTCCGGCTTAATACCGGAGCCCCTGATCTCTTTCGAACAATTTCTGCTACATACATAGATAGGCACTTACCCCTTTCGCTTCTTCAGTTCTTCAACAAAATGCTTCCACTCCTCTTCGCCAGCGTCCAAATCCCTGGCTGTACGCAGTGCCGCGCTCACATAATCTCGTTGCATAATATATTCCGGCAAATCTGGGGCAACAGCTTTTCTCTTCTTTCCAGCTAGATTCAGCATCTCATTTTTTTCTTCTTTTGTCAGTTCCAGAATATGAGCGAGTTGATTCAGCTTCTCAATGTCGAAAGGATTTCGCCTATCTTTTTCAACATCCGTAAGAAACGGTGCAGAGACTCCGAGCATATCCGCCATTTTTCTGATGGTTATCTTTTTCTCGATCCTCTTCCTGCTTATAAAATCTCCAAAATTCGCATACGTCATAATCCTTCACCTTTTCATCTCTTTCGTTCTTGTAGTCTTATTTTTACTCTTCTTCGTTTTTATGTTAGCATTTATGCTTGTTCGCTTTTATGCTAACATGAGTATACAAAAAATACCGGGAGTTGTCAATCACCAATATCAAAATGTTTTACCTTTTATTTCCAAGGCTGATATGGTGATTGACTCCCAGATGTCTGAGATGCGCGGTCATTCTTTGAAAGATGCTGTTCTGCAGCTTCCCTGGTAGGGAAGATCCGGCTTTTACGTAACTGGATACTGCCATTGTTGTCAAACCGAACAATATAAAAATCTGAGTTCTTACGAACTATGGTTACTTCTCGAAGAATTCGATTACTTTCAATGATGAAGGCTTTGGATCCTATTTCATATTCCATATAATCATTGTGCCTCCTGAGCAAGATTAAACTCAAGGGAAAGTGTCTGTTTAATCTCTTCTCATTTCGAATTAACGATTCCTACTGTAGCGATGATTATATTATACGAACACACGTTCTGTTTGTCAATGGGATGTTTACTTTATTAAATCTTTAGTATCGTTACTTTAGAGATTCAAGATAGAGCATATCTATTTCGTCACGTATATTTTCAATCATTTCATCATTATTATAATTAATATGGGCCTTTTCGCTTAATTCTGCTATTCTCAAATGAACTTTGTTCATCCCATCGAACTCGACAATTTTAACCGGGATCCTAATCTTAAAAGTTCTTTTATCTGATGTGGCCATTATGAAATTTTCGACCAAATGAGAATTGAGAATTCCACAAATATAGTAGGCCTCTTTTTCGGATATAAATTCACCATCGGATCGTTCGCAAATAGAAACACAATGATTCTGAAATGCTGGTGTTTTCATTCCGCCCCAAGCGGTGTCAACCTGACCTATAACTGCAGATACCCACTTGGTATTATCTCTAAAAACTACATACCACGGCGCATGCGAATAAATGCCTGTTCTGGCTAGTGCATAGTATTCTGCATGTTTATTTCCAATAATTGAATCACTGTATCCTGTTTGCATTTCAAGATATTCCCTATTTTCCTTATAATACTGATAAAGAAGGGGAGAAGACTTACTTAACTCACTTCTATTAAATGGGATCTTGCTATGTTCCTTGTCATATGGAAAAGCGACTATAAACTCTGAAGGTTCAACATGAAATCTTTTGATGCCGACTCCTTTAACCAGTGGACGCAAATATTTGGTTTCAATTTCTGGAGTTCTAACTCCAATAGAATACTTGGATCTTTTGTTTTTATACGTTTCTAATGAAACTGTTTGCTTTTCATGATTAACGTTCTTGAGAATAAAAAGTTGTAATTCTTGTGGGTAATACTCAACACCTTCTCTTCCAATATATGAAGTAGTTCCTGATATTTTCTGAATACTTTTTAGCACTGATATATTATCCGCAACTGTCAAGGCTGTGCGGGTTTCCGTGGTTCTTCCAATAACCTTTTCGTTTATTGTGAAATAATCATTAAAAGTGTCTTGTGAAATTTTATCTGAAATCTTCTCAAGTTTTATCCCTTTATTTAAAACGATTTCTCTATACGGTATCCCTTTAAAATAATCCTGTTTTGTATCGGATATTATATAAGTACAAAAAAGCTGCTGTACAGGATAAAAAGGATGTCCCGACATTGACCAGTCAACAATTTCCTGGAAATATAACCGTCTATCCCCTTCTATATACAAATTTCTATACCCCTCATAGCTCTGCTGGAATAGAAGATTCTGAGGCATCAAAACAGCCATAACACCATGCTCTGCCAACCAATTCTCAGCCGTAATATTCGACAACAATGCACAAACATTTAAATTAATTCCGCCGGTGCGTCTGTCACCAGAAAACAGTTTTCTTGAAACACATGCGTTTTTGATTTTTTCTCTATGAACAGACGGCAGACTTTTCCAATCGACCCAAGGAGGATTTCCTACAATCATATCGTACTTACCTAAAGCGCATAACAAATAATAGTCTGTTATAGTACTCACCATAGAGTCACTTAACATGCCTCGTCTTTTTAATCTAATCCAATCTTCTTTTATTTCTTCGGTTTCATCTTCCGTGCAAATTTTATCTAGCTGTCTAATCAAACTATCATCGTTCTCGTCATCTGAAATATCTGCCATAAAACGAATTGTATTAATAAATTCTTCTTTATTATTGACAGAATGGGTGGGAACTCTTAAGGTTACAGTATTTCCCTCAGCATCAAGCAATTTGTCAACATAGTATTTTTTATCTTCGGTTAGTTTGTCACTATTGGAAACTGTAGAATCCCCAATAAAAACAGGAATATATATTTTTTGTTCATGAGATATGAGATCTGCAATGGTGATAAAATAATTAATACGCGCTAAAATTACCGCCAGAACGTTAGCATCTATTGATGCTACCTCTGTTAATATATGTTCAAGCTGTTTACCTTTTTCCAGATTACAATACTCTTTTCGTTTCATAGATATTACCTTGTGGGGGAATGTACCTGACCCTGCTGCAGAATCCAGCACTCTTACTCCATTTATTCCCTTTAGCGGTGAATATCTAATTGCTTCATTGATCACATTCTCTGCGAGCCACGAAGGAGTGTAATATTCTCCTAGCGAATGCCTTACGCTAGTAGGCATAATTGCCATATATAAATCTCTAAAAAGATCATCGGTTCTGCTGGTCAAATCAGGCATGTTTTCATACTTGAGCAAAACAGATATCACATCATTGATAGTATGATAAATTTGTTCTGTCCATTGTTCCTCTAAGAATACCCATGTAAAACAATTCAGTTCCAACAAATTATATATATGAATTTCTGAAGAAACCGCTCCATTTGCAATACGATTAAGTTCTGTTCGCAAAAATCTTGGCTCAAGATTATATAACTTGCGTAAAGAATACTCTTTCCTATTATTTTTTATAACTGAAACTACCTTGTATGCAATAAGCATACCTATGATTGCCGTAGCTGTGTGTAAAGAAAATAAAATTCTATACTCCTCGTTTGAACCAATTTCTTTTTTCCCGACAATAGATGCTAAGTCCTTTCGTCTCTCTTCAATTGCCTGTTGCTGTGAAGCATCATCATGAGACAGGCCAAAGTTGTCAAGCCATGAAGAATATGATATAGTAGTTTCCATACACATACTATCTAAAGAAGTATTAATTGCCTTTGTCATAGAATAAATCAGGTTAGTTCCTCTATGCTGTGCTATGACAAGATCATTAATTAAATTTTTTGCATCCAAAGATTTAACAGAAAGTTTAATAATATTTTTAATCAGCCTGCTTAATGCTTTCCCGTCAAATCTTTCTACCGTTTCACTATGAAATGTATTATCAATCCATTCAATAAATTGATACTGGAAACCGTCTGTAACCATAGCAGCATACTCACCAGGTTCTTCCTGATTCAATGCCTGAAGATATTTAATCGCCTGCTTTTCTGCTTTTTCCATATCTGCAATTGTCAAATACTTTGAGTGCTTTTTATATTCGATGATAAAATTATTGTACTTACTATCAATCCTACCATTTTTGCTCACAGCATGAAACTTTGTGTCATCATCATCAAAAGCAGTTAATTTTACACTTCTTTCGCGATAAGGCGTATATCCATCATATCCCGCAGGAATGAGAATAAGATCGGAAATATTAACCAATTGATGATCCATTTCAAAAGCAATCGTACTTTCAGATTCTGCTTGCAGAGCGATTGTATTGATTCTGTCACTCATTACCTCTGTTAATTGATCCCAGGTATCCCCTCTAATAACAGACTCAAGTTCCTCTGATTCCAGCTGCTTCTGAATATCTTTGATCAAATTATTGATTCTAATAGCATATTCTTCCATATATAAGCCTCCAAACATAATTTCTCATTGCCCACTAAAAATAATACTAAAAATTGATGCCCTTGTCAATCGGATCTCTGTACTGCCCACATCTTTTTTGAATATTTTTAATGCCTCTGGTCATCTAAAATACTTGCTATTTATAAAAATCAGAGCTAACATGAACTGACAAAAAAGGAGGATTGCTCAATGAAAAAACTTATAGTTTCTAAAGCTGTTAAAGAAAAAATACCACAAGATTTAATAAAGGAAATATACCGTCTCATTGTCGCTTTGCCAACTACAGAGATTGTACATCAATTTATTCTATTTTCTGATAGTAAAGGTACTACTCTTACTCATACTGTACCTCTTAGCAATTTCAACTATTCACTTTACTTTTCTAAAAAATTTAATTTAAACAATTCTTTTTCTATTATTGCCTATGAGAAAAGCGATAAAATAATGATAGCATTAACCTATGAAATAAAATAA